AATATGACCAGTATATTGAAAACTCAAACCAAAGAAATTGAGAAAGGAACACTGAGAATTGAAAAAGTTTTAGAAAAGGATTCTAAAGTTCCTTATTATATAGGAACCTTCAAACCAAAAAACTTTGAATTCACTCAGGTAATTATTAAAAAATTTAGCAAATTCTCTATGAGTTACCTCGAGTCTAGAATTTAAGTAATCTTAGAAACTGATAAATTAAGATTTCCCAGATACTAATACCTATGGGCCCTTGATTGCGACCCATAGGTGCCAAAAATCCTAAATAATTTAGGTATTATTAACAAAAATTATTAAAATCATTAAGTACTATGGCAAAAAATCTTGCTAAAGCTGAGAACCTCGAGGAGGTTACCACCGTTACCAATGTTGAACTTTCAAAGGCTGAAATTGCCGCAGAAGTTAGGAAACAGGCTGAGAGTCTAATCGGACACCGCGCCAAAATAGTTCCGGTGGGAACCATTGACTGGGTCGAGGGTTGGGTAAAAGCCACTCAGGCGGACTTAAGACCTAAAACCCCATGCGTTTTGGTCGTGGTCGAGGGAGATGATGGAAAACTCTATCGCCGCACCTACGGGTCCAAACTTATCGAAGTTGACTTGAACTCCGAGAAGAGAGAAACCAAATCAAGGGTCCATGTGCCTGAGACACTCGAGGAACTTGAGGAGGCACTCAAGAAAGCCAAGGTCCAGCTCGAGAGCGCGACCAATAAAGTGAGCCTCCTGACTAGAGCCCTCGAAGAAGCCAAGAAGAGTCAGAACCAGTAAGAGTTGGGGGCGCCCCCCTCAAGGGGGTGCTTCTTATCCTCCATAGAGAATAGAATCGTGCGGGAGCGATACCCGGTGGAGGACCAAATGAGTAAATAACTTTATTAAAAAATTTTAGAAATGAAAGAGAATGTATTTTGCGTGGTCCTTAGTATCATCACGGTAGGCATTGGCCTGATTATTATGTTCATCGAAATGGGTATCCTTATGCATTATGGCGAAGCCCGGATTGACGCCCTCGCCGATAGTCTTTACACCGGGTTCCTCGGCTGGATGACATTCGCCGCGGTCTTCACAACTACTGACTGGTTCTATGACCGTGTAATTAGTAAAATTATCAAGAAGTAACACCTTAAAATAATAAAGTATTATGCAAAAGATTTTCAGGCTTATCATTAAAGTAGACACAGTCCTCTACAAAACCTTTGGGCTCGTGAGTCCTCTTAGGAAACAATCTTGGGTCCGTTGTGGCCAGAAGCTCCAGCAAGACTTGGACCGCGAGCACTCCAAGCGGGACCACCTCAATGCCCTCAAGGGTACAAGTTACACTACTAAGCAAGCGCTTGCCTTGGAGGACTAAGCGCACCCTGAAAACCCTAAGCCCTTATTCACAAATAAGTGCTTAGGGTTTAATACAACTTATCAGTATAATTGCTATATTTGTATATAAGTTGAACTGAGGAATAGTCCTCACGCCCTTGAGGTCCTTGAGTGCGACCCTTGGGTACTATGTTACATTAAAATCATTAAGTATTATGAGACAACTCAAAAATTGCAAAAAGGGGCACTTTGTGAAGTACAATGATGTCCTGTGCCAAGTGAATTGCTTCTATACCTCTAAGGGAGAGAAGCGCGCGACACTTGTTCAGGTCGCAGAGCCTGAGGAAAGCAAACGACTGTTCGCTCCAAGGGTAACCGAGCGCGTAGATTATCTTGGAGACCATGCAATAGACAAGTATGGTAACATCTGGATAGCACGCCGTAGACAAGGAATAATCGTTGACTACAAATAACTTGGGGGTATTATGACAAACAACTCTCTTTTCGCGGCACTTTATAGAGGGTACTATGAAGCCGCTAATGGCAACTCACGAGTTGCCCTTTTGGAGTACTTCGTCCCGGTCATTGGCCGTTGGAATATCCAATGGGGCGATGGTACTCTGGACCCTTTCTCTAATCAAATACTTAAGTTTGTGCACTCAAACGAGAAACAGTTCTTAGGATACTTTGGAAAAGGTACAAAACTTGTGTACGGAACTTATACAAGAAACCATGGCGTGTACTTTAGTATCGCGGCACTGGCAAACTTCAATTTTGACCTTCTCCCAAGTCCTGACTTCATTGTGGAACGGTCCAATGGTCGTCAGTATTATTTATATAGGCTGGAAGACTATGATACCTTAAAACCTTAACACCTAAATTATATAGAGTTGCGTAAGGTTTGATACAACTTATTGATATAATTATTATATTTGTATAAAGATTTAAGATATGAAACAGAATAAAAGAACTTTTAGCGTTATCGCTGTGGAGGTCCTGCGCCTCTGGAAAACAAAGTACGGAAAAGACCTTCCTTGGTCCTTGAAGTGCGCTCTCCCTTATCTGGAAGCAATGCTTGAGTGTGATACTACTAATAAGGACGAAGCATACTATGCTGAGACTGTAGAGAGCGTAGTCATTTATTTCTTGGCTAACATTACTAACTGGAGAGGCGACGACGCCAAGCGCATTAAGGCTGAGCTCAAAAGCATGCTGAAATAAGCAATATATCCATGCGCCCTTGACTGCGGCGCATGGGTACCAAGTAAACAATTTATTAACAATACTAAGTTTATGGATACAAAAGTATTTAAGCTCATTCAGGACATCAACACTGAAGGCTGGGACAATTCTATTTGGGACATCTTACACTCTGACGGCGATAAGCATACTTCTGAGTACTTTGGAGCCGTTCATGACCAAGTAATGCCTGAGGGCGACTACATTGCGATTTGGCTCAGACGAGGAAGTTATAACCGCTTCGTCGCCCGTCACACAGAGATTTGTTGGAGCATTATCACACTTCAATATGGCGACCCGGATTCCACTATTTATATATACAAAGTATAATGGAGAAAATACTGGGCAACTAAAACTGGTTATTTAAGGTTATATAAATTAAATAAGTATTATGGAAAAAATCAGTGCAAATAGTAAGCTCGGCCAACGATATGTTAGAGCTTACGAGAGAAGTGTAATGTGTGCAATCGAAGACGCGTATACCAAGCCAAGCGCCGCAAAACAAGTAGTTTTCAAACGCTGCCAACAGAAATGCGAAGAGGAGAATGGCCGCAATTTTAGGATTATCGGTTTCAATTGTTATTTCTTTACGGTAGCTTTTGAAGTAAAGAACTCTTTCGGGGCTACTGAGCTCCGTGTAATAACTCCCTGTCATGACTATTTAATTTATTTTGGAAGCAAATTATGAAAGCAATACTTACAAGAAAGTCAGGCGTGGCCACGATTGCAGACGTGTACCGGGATTATCCGGACATGCCAACCGAAGTTCTTGAGAATAAAATTCTGGAAGCACTCAATTCATTTGAGGGCGTTGATGATTCTTTTACCTCGATAAAGATATTAAATAGGGAAGCAAAAGCCCCTGAGAGCAAAATGAAAAAATAACTTCAGAAAAATGGCATAAAGTCAAAAATAGTTCTTATATTTGTAAAAGATAAAAAATTTAATTTTTACCCAATTTTTTTAATCCTTAAAGTATTATGAAACACAATTTCAAAAAGATGTCCGACGAAGGGCTGGTTGCTCTTCAGGAAACCGCAGATGAGCAGACCATTGCTGCTATCGAAGCTGAACTTGAGGCTCGTGCTCATATGGGCGGGGCTATCGCAGAATCTGACGAGACTGTTGCAGAACCTGACGAGGCTATCGCAGAATCTGACGAGGATAAGGCAGCGCAGCTTGAAGCTCTGCTTGTCGAGTGCCAGAAGTACGTTGGCCACCGTTGTCGCCTTGTTCCGGTTGGTACTATTGAGTACGAAGAAGGTACGATTGTTGGCTGCGTGAAAATTAAGCGTTCCAACACTGTTGCTTACGCCATTAAACTTGACAATGGTAAGCGTGTAGTGAAGAACTACAAGGCTCCTCTGTTCGAGATTAGTGACGAGGTTGTTGAGCGCGCTAAAGTTACACGCCGGACCAATTCTCGTACCAAGGCAGAACTTTGGTCTGAGGAGCGTATGGCAGAAGAGATTGCTAAGTATATTGGCAATGTTGGTCGTGCTATCGTTATCAAGGGCGCTACTGAGGAAGAGAACATTACAGGCCAGATTACTGGTATTGTGCCGGTCAAGCGCTCCAACTCAGTTCTCTATCGTGTAGCAATTCCGGCTCCTACAGAGGAAGACCCTACAGCAGTTTCTATTGTTCATAAGTCTGTCGCCAACACTGGTGCTTATGACATTATGGACGCTACTGAAGAGTCTGACGCTTTCAATGCTAACTACATGGCCCGCCGCGAGAATCAGGCTAACCGTGAGCCTCTGTCTGGTGCTGAGCTTGTCCTTGACCTTGAGCTCAAGCTTGAGAAAGCACAGGAGACCGTTAAAAAGGCACAAGAGCGTGTCGCTTCATTGGAGAAGGCTATCGCTGAGAAGAAAGCTCAGCTTGAGGCTTCTGAGGAAACCGCAGAGACTGCTTCTGAGGAAGAGAACATGCTTTAATCAGTATGCGAACGCTTAAATGTTGGACAAGCCCTCGAGTACCCACTCGGGGGTTTTTTGTTTAGAAAATAATACTTAAAATTATGTCATACAAAAGGCTCTTATGGTATGTTGTAGACGATGGCGGCGTGTATAACGTCTTCTCGTCGGAAGACTTTGATAAAAACGAGCGATATATTGTAAATCCAGAGTACACTCTTGACGACTTTGATATTATCGCTAAATACACTACCGAGGACGCGGCATGGAATGAAGCTGAGCGTTTGAACCAATTAAGTGAGACAGATAGATATTAAGCATAGAATCTGGATTGAGGATAGGCTTTTTATTTGGCCCAGAATTGACTAAAAAATTCTAGATAATAAATTATATTTCGGATATTTTCAGGCTTGCCAGAAGAGCCGAAATATATCAAATTTCTTGAATTTAGAACTTATTTTCCAATCTATTTTCCTCACTTCTAAATTTACCCTTAAGATACAATATGTTTGAGACTTTTCAATTATCTAACGACGCTTTTTATTATCTCAAAAACGGAGAGGAACCGCTTGTTGATGAGGCACTTGACGAAGCGCTTGTAGTTGAGGCTCTATACCCGGACGGGTTTACAATACTTGACTTCAAGCCACTTGGCGATACAGGCTATATTGAAGCACGAATAGGTCCTAAGATAATTGCGCCTATCAAAACTTTACAGCCTACCGTTGGGCCTACAATTCAAAGGCCTCAAGACATTAGCTATAATATCGAAGCCGTAGAGCGTAACCGTAAAGAGTATGCGGACTCAGATGAAGTACAAATGCTTTCAAAGATATGCCGCTTGGAAATTGTTTGGCTTAATACTGAGCACACACAACTAAAGGCCTATTGGAATAGGCTCGACTTGGGCCAAAGAACAGTATTCGGCGAGTTTCCTGTTGAGCTAACCCCTAAGGGTCTTAAGTATTTTCAGAAAACAAACTCTAATGGTACATTTTGCAGATTTTATCTAAAATTTTTTAATAAAGTAGTTAAATCATGACACTCACAGAACTTATTGAACAATGCACACGAATTGAAGAACAGGTAGCGTCCACTGACATTCCATTGGTCACTTTTGACGGCGCGCCTTTTGAGATTTCAGGCTTTAATGTAATTGTTGACGACGATGGCGAGGTTTCTCATATTGCGGTCGGCAACTCAGAGGGCCTTCAGCCCGGAACTTACGCGATTCCTGAGAATTGTACTTTCAAATACGCAAACCGTAAAATTATAATAGTCCCTAAGAAAATTAAAGATGCAGGTATATTACGGTGTGGTACTTGCAAGCACATTAAGACCGGAAACAAATGTTGTAAAAACCAATACCGGGATACACAATACTGTGCGCTTAAGCCTAAAACTATTGGCGGTAAAACTGAGTATTTCTATCATGTGAGTCCGAGCACTAAGGCTTGCGATAAATACGAAGAAGCTTAGTTCATAAACACGTAAAGTAAAACCTCCTGATAATCTTATCAGGAGGTTTTACTTTATATAGCTCGGACCGGTTGGGCTAAAATAAAGACTTCTGGCGAGCCTTAAAGTCTGGCAATAGGATTATCTATTGGCTGGTCATAAGCTCTTCTAAAGTCAAATAAATAGTCTTTATTTGAGAATTTTAAGCTCATTTCTCGACTCTAAAAACATAACCTTTGCCATATACTGTTACTATCTTAGCTTTAGGGTCCGCCGCAATATATTTACGTATTGACGTCATGTAGAAGTCCAAACTACGTTTTGTGAACACGTCAACCTGATGCCATACAGCACTTAGTATTATTTGCGTCATGAGTAATTGGTTCGGACTACTAAAGAGAAACGTCATAATAGAGAACTCCTTGTCCGTCAACTCTATAGTCTTGTGTCCGTCAAAGAACGTGTGGTCTTCGGTATTCAAAACCATGTCGTGAATCACGTATTCTTTTTTGAATTGTAAAAAGCGAAGAGGCGCATGCTTTGTCCAAGTACGTAAACGCCAAGCGAATTCTTCTGTGTTATATGGTTTACGTACAAAATCCGAAACACCAGCTTCGTAAGCGGCAATAGCGGCAAGCGGGTCGTCGTTCTCAACACAAAGAATAATTGGGACGTCAGGATAATACTTTTGCATTGTGCGTACAAGCGTGAGGTCATTTGGTTTGTCGTACTTATTATAGTAGTCAAGCACGGCAACATCGATTTCTCCTTTAGCGATTTCGGACAATGCGTTCTCCTCGTCTACTGCCCAAGCGTTGAAGTATTGTTCCTGCAAGTATTTTACGAGGGTGTCTGCGCCCTCATTTTGAAACACCAAGACGCTATACTGCCCAAGGTGTTCAAGTACTGATTGTCTACTCATTTTTAGCTAAATTATAAAGTAACTCAAACCAACGAGGGTTATACATAAGAAGGTCAAAATAGGTCTTCACATTGTTTTTGATAATTCTTGTAGCAACTCCAAGTGCTTTAGCTTCTTGAGCGTTCTGATACTTATAGTACATATTAATTGCGTTATCTACAAGATATACCATTTCTGGCCGGTATTTAAGAAGTATATTTTGCTCTGTTCCCTGCCGGAAAAAGTAGGGCACATTCGGAGTAGCCCAAAAAAGTATTCTGGGTCCATTCATAACAGTACTCTTTTTTGAACCGACAGTGCGACCAATATAAACAATATCATACACAAACCCCGGACATCTTTTAACAACCCATGGGTAGGTATTGTATAAACGACGAACAGGAATTGGTATCAAAGAATTGAGCAGTCGTTTAAGACGCATATTAGCTGAAGCTCGCGCGCGCTCGGCAATTGTGACTTGCTTTTCGGCTACGATACGAGCAAGTGCTTGCAAGTCATATTTTGGAATTTGGTCGGAAAGCTTAAGAAGATTTTGATTAACGGCAAGACGCTGAATTTTGATTTTATATCTAGTATGTGCTTCTTTGTCTTTTACTTTTCCATATTCCTTTAGCTTAGCGGTTATATCAGAAGTATCTGACGGGTCTTCTTCTGTAACGTCTACAAAATCAAGTGCTTCTTCTTTTACGATGCTTTGCTCAATCTTAGCAACGTCCGCAGCTAAAGACTCGTCCTCCTGTTCGAGTTCAGCGAGCAGGATGGCTAGGTCTTTAGTGGATAACTTGTTAAGGTCCATCATTTTAGAATAAGTTTGAAAGCGCGCCAAGCGCGACTAGGATTAAACATAAAGACGTAACAAATGCAAGTCAAGAAACGGAGTATTATAGAGACGAGGTATACCGTATAATAGATAGGTATATAGAGAATCTCAAATGCTTTAATAATAACTTTACCGGTCTTTCTGGCCCACTTAGTGTCGCGCACCCAGATTATTAGTCTTTGCCAGAGCCAGATAAAAAAGTAGCCAATCATTGCAAAGATACCAAGTATCACCAATACAACTGCTCGGATAGCGGCCCAGACTTTTTTGAAAAAGCGTTTCATAACAATTACTTTTTAATAAGTTCTGGAGTCTGAATAAGTTTTGATTTGGTCTCCTTATCGAGCTTCATCCAAGTATTGGCATAGCCAACCAAGTCTCGGCAAAAATAGCTAATGTGGTCTTTAATCGCTTCATGGTCTTTGAGCGAACCACAAATCATTGCGCCGACAAATTGGAGCATTACAATCTCAGCGTCTGAGAAGAGTCTAGTCTTAGGTAAACCCTCAAGAATAATCTTCTCCATCTTAGAGCCCATCTCGTTAATCGACTTAACTGTCATTTCACTTCCAGGATACCTGTCAAGTGGAACATTGTTTTTTGGTTGCTGTTTGTTCATTTTAAGTGTGTTTTTAAGATTAAACCGCCGCCTAATACATATTCAATCATTTCTGGTGATAGCTTAAGCATCTGCCTGAAAGTAGGCCTAACCCAAGGAGTAGGCCTAATCCAAGGCTTGCCTTCAATAGTCTTACTATGCGCCATCGTACCAGAGCATTTAGAACAACTTATAGCGAAAGGCGTTACGCCTTTATCTCCGTACACAGTATAGATTCTGCGTCCGCATTTGGGGCATTCATAAACGTATACGCCGTCATACCTGCTACCATAAATTTTTATGTCTCGCAATAATTTGCAATACTTAAACAAGTATACTAAACGTTTCATACTAATTCTCCTTTCTTTCAAAATGTTCACAAGCAAGTTGTGATGCGTTGTGGTATCGGTAACTCTTTCCATTTTTGGTCTTCCAGAATTTACAACAACGGGTATAACCGACATTATAAATTGAGGGGTCGCCCCAAGAATCTATCTCGCCCCAATGCTTGCACATTCTGCACCGCAATATAGACTCCTTCTTTGCTTTTTCTTCAGCGGTCCTCCTTTTGAGTTCTGCTTGCAGTTCTTCCGTTGTATAGTCTTTTAGTTCCATAACTATTCATCCATTGCCTTTCTAAACCTTTCCTTCCTACTCTTTATATTTAGAGAATCCCGCAACCTCCCTATCATACTCTGCTTTTGTCATAACTCTTAAGATTAAAAAGGCCGGTCCCACTTAGCTGTCTTGTTGCAGTTTAGTAGTTCATATGTGTTTTGTTTTCTTAAAGCTGCTTACAGCCCGGAGACCAGCCTAGATTTTTATTTTGTAGTTGAACCAAAGCCGCCAGTACCGCGGTCAGACTCCTCAGGGAAGAGCTCTTCTCTTGAATCAACAACCTCAACATTATCGTAGAATACGGGCACGAGAATGAATTGTGCAATTTTCATACCTGGCGCGAGAGTGATACATTTTCGGCCGACATTGATAACATGGATGTGAATTTCACCCTGATAATCCTCGTCAATAATCTTAGCGCCGATGATGAGCGGGCTAGGAAAAGGCTTACGCTTTCTAGGTCCAAGCTTAGTTCTTTCGTACCCGTCTTCAGATACTACTACGCCAGACTTATCCGCGCCCATAAGCATATAGCCTTCTGGAATCTTGGCCACAATACCGGACGGAATGAGAATGTCGGTATGCGGAAAAAGCATTTTAGGCGCAAAATCCTCAGGAATATAAAAGTCTATTCCTGCGCTTTTGTTAGTACCCCTATCTGGAGTCTTAACGTTTCTTACTTTTACAATTTTCATATTACGTGACAACTTTTGTGAATATCAAATTTTATACCCGCGGCGTCTCTTAGTTCTCGTTTCAGTCTGTAACTGGCACGACCCCTAAAACAATAGGCGGTTTGCAGAAAACCTAATACTAGGTCTTTAGCTCTTTGCCCGCCACGAGTAGCTTCCGGGTCGGTTGTATCAAACTCTTGGAGCGCTTCTAGATAAATACCTGCCTTAACGGTTTGTCTATTTACGCCATTCCAAGTTAAGTCTATCTCATCCGCTATTTCCTGAAACGTGCGTCCCATTACTTACCGAGAGTTATAAGGTCTTCTGCATAAGGCAGATTACGAATCATATCAAGAACTGCACCCCAGTCTTCTTTCAGCTTATCATGAATACGCTGATGATAAAGGTTTCGGAGACTCATATAATTAGTGCTGCATCTCATAAAAAGCTGCAGACCTAGCGGACAGTTACTAAGGAGAACCATGTAGTTTTCGTAACTCGGATTTGCATTGTAAGCGTCAATATACTTCTGCACAGTCGCTTTAGTCTCTTCAGTAACATACTCGTTATAGCAACAAGCTTCCATAATTCTTGATAGCCTGTGGTCCTTGCTGCTAGAAGACACAATATCAATGAAATGATAACGCTGGAGCTGTGGAGTGAAATACTGTGGATATACTATATCAAAAGATACACGTATACCAGTTAGAAAATTCGGATGACCAGAGTTACTACTAAGACGTGCTAGCTTCTTAGCTCGTTCTAATGACTTTTCAAAGTCTTCCGTGGAATAATCAGAAGGCTCAACTCGCATTGCATTGCGGCAAGCACATATACTTTCCTTAAGGTCGTAAACCTTTACATTGTGAATTTCTACCATGGCTAAAAGAGTTTAGGGTCCTTAGACTGGGTCTTTTCAATAATATAATTATTAAGTGCCCCAATATAAGCAAGGGCGTCAAGAAGGTTATCTTCTTTGTGAGCATTTGCTTCACGAGCAAACTTCATCGCAATCATTGCGCGGTACATGCCCTCAGGTGTGATGCTCTCGCCTTTAGGTGATATTGCGTTGAAGATATTAGCGGCTCTCTCCATACATTCGGAGAATGGGCCATACTGGCGTTCACGTTCCTCAGAACGGTGGTTGACGATTTCGTCAGCTCTGTGTAGAATGTTCATAACTATTAAAATTTTGTTTGTATTTATCAAGTTTCGCTTTAAGACTTTCAAGAAGTCCAGATTGTGTTTTATCTTTAGTCTTAAGAGCTTTTATAACTTCTTCATCTTCTGTGCCTTTTACAACTAAGTGATTTATAATAACACCCTTCTGCTGTCCTTGCCTATAAAGTCTGGCATTAAATTGTTGGTACAATTCGAGACTCCAGGTAAGACCGAACCAGACTATAATGTTTCCTCCTGCTTGAAGGTTTAAGCCGTGGCCAGCGGAAGCTGGATGCGCGATAAGGACTTGTATTTTGCCTTCATTCCACTCAGCTATATCACGCGCTGTTTTAAGCTCTCTTACTTCATAATTTTTTAGATACTCTTTGATGCGGTCGCGGTCAGACTGAAAAGTCCAAGCCACAAGAACCGGTTGTCCGTTTGCATCGTCGATTATTTCTTTAAGTGCTTCAAGTTTTATATCGTGAACTTCATGTGCTTGTCTCGCTTCTGCATCATTGTCATATATTGCGCCATTGGCAAATTGAAGAAGTTTATTAGATAAGCCCATTGCGTTAGCTGTTGTAATTGTAAGCGGTTTTCCGTCAGCATCTACTGCATTTGTGAGCTCAAGTACTTTTTCTTTTTCAAACTCGTCATATTTGGCTTTAAGTGCAGAAGGCATTTGTAACTCTACAAAGTTATCAATTTTATCTGGCATTGTCAAATAATCCTTGGCGGACATGCTTATGCAAATATCTGAGACCCTGCGACGTATCTCGTCTTCAGCGCCTGGCAACAATCCATACTTGTAGACAATAAATCCGTCAGACACAAGCGGCTTAAAATAGTTTTGACGAAAGGCCGTTATAGTCTTGCCTAAACGCGCGCCACGGTCCATAAGATAGATTTGTGGCCACAGGTCAATAAAGCCATTTGGAGCCGGCGTACCAGTCAATCCAACAAATCTCGTAAGACTTGGACGGATAGCGCGAAGAGCCTTAAACCTCTGGGCCTTATATGACTTAAAGCTACTTAGCTCATCCGCTACAATCATATCGTAAGGCAACTTCTGGCCGCCAAAGTATAAACACAGCCACGCAATGTTATCACGAGATATAATATAAATATCAGCTTGTTTGTTTATGGCCGCCACTCTCTGCTTCTGTGTGCCGATAATTTTAGAGAAACGCAAGTGCTTTAAGTGGTCCCACTTTTTAGCCTCTTCCTGCCATACAGTTTCTGCTACACGCTTAGGCGCGATTACAAGAACTCGTTTAACTTCGCAGTAATCAAACATTAAGTCATTAATAGCCGTCAAAGTTATAACAGTCTTGCCAAGGCCCATATCAAGAAATAAACCACAATACGGAACATTTATAATATGGTCTATGCAAACTTGCTGATAATTATGTAAGTCAGACTTGTTCATCCAAAAATTGTGTTAACTTTTCGTGTGTATCAATAACAAATACTCTAAATCCTAAAGCTCTTAGCTCTTCGTGTCTTATAAGCTGTAATTTTCTGGGTTTAATACCTTCAGACTTGAGCTCCACAAAGATTACGCGTCCTTCAGGTAGTAGTATTAATCTGTCTGGCATACCCGCGTACATATTGCCTTGCAGCTTCAAACATATACCACCGCATTGACGTATCTTCTCAACTAAAGAGCGTTCGAGTGTTTTCTCACTATCCTTCTTTTCTCTTATAATACTTCTGGACACCATAATTTGCAAAGGTCTTAGTTGAGCCTGTATTTTCCCAATAGTCAATGGTTCTCATTATTTCATTGAGGTCTCTGGTATTATATCTTGTCATATCCGCACGGTCTTTACCCAAACACTCGCACCAAATTTCTGCAATACACACATAATCTTTACGTACAGTACCATTTGCCGAGAGTGGGTCTTCAAGCCATTGTCTACGCTCAAATACATCTTTAGAATCCCAGTCTTCTGGATAAAGACGGTCTAGATAATTAATTATAATACCTCGTCTGTTATCGGTCTCTTCGTGTTTATTCTGGGCGTCAGCCGCAAGTTTAGCAGCTTCTTCCTGAAGGTACAGAGGCTCGTGGTTCTTATAAATTTGGTATGCCTCAGCCCAAATCTGGTCAACCTCTTCGTCTGTCATATCATCGATAACAGACTTTGTAACACGCGAGGTATTCACATCTACCGGCAAGAAGCGCCTATTACCGGAAGGGTCATGCAAAAAGTCTTGTGAGTTGGTTGTACCAAAAAATACACACTGGCGTTTATAGGTTTCAACCACACGGCCGTAAGCCGGACGGAATGAATCTTCGCGTTTTGATATGTAATGCTTGATGGCTTCAACTTCCGCTTTCTTTAAGCCAGAGAGTTCTGCCATTTCAACAATCCATGCGCCTTGAATCTGCTCGAAGGCCTCTTTACCTTGAACCGTTGTAAATGTATCCGAGAACCAGTCTCGACCAAGCTTTTTTACAAACGTACTTTTATAAGAACCTTGTGGACCTACAATTACCAAAGCTGTGTCAAATTTAATACCGGGCTGGAGCACACGAGCAACTGCGGCCGCAAGCGTCTTTCTTATTATTGCTCTTGTATATGGAGTGTCCTCGGCGCCAAAGTAATCAATAAGAAGCGTGTCAACACGAGGAGAGCCGTCCCAAGATAGGCTCTTAAGATATTCCTGAATTGGGTGGTATTGGTTCTTCTCAAAGTCGAGCGCAAAAGCATCATCAATCTTTGCAAAAGACCCGATATTATACAAGCACTCAATGTAATTATGCAAGCCAGCATAATCTACGTCCTTTAATGGCTCTTCGCCTTTAACAATTCTCCATGGAAGACTCTTAACAACATAGCGCTTATTATTAAAAGTGTTTAGTTTGAAAGCATCTTTTAATTTCGGGTCATTAGAAAGAATTATATTGATATTATTTGCCGTAGTCTCGTACTCACCTTTTGTATTAACGGTAAGGCTCTTGAGCCACTCAGTATCTTCTGGCGCTGGCTCTTCATACGGTTCAGCAAAATCAAATTTTGCGGCTTGTATATTTTCTGTTGCAATTCGCTTACGGATTTCTGGGTCTTTAGTTGCGAAGACTTCCATGGCCTTAAAACTGGCCGTATCTTCTGGCTTTTTATCCAGATTGCCAAACTTATGAATACGAACCAAATCAAACGCATTACAAAGCCTATTGCCCGCAGGGTCTGTACTATGATGCGAATACGCAAACAAATCTTTGTACACAACCAGACCCGAAGCTGTTGAGCCTTGTGTATATGTATACCGGTCTTTACCAGACTTAACATACACATCTGAGAGGAAAGTTTCAATTGCGGCGCTTATTGTATAAGCTCTGCAGAACGTTCCTACAATACCGGACTTCTCGGTAGGGTTCTCTTGTTTATTAATAGTCTTTGTTATATACTCGGTCTCATCTTCTGGTGATGGCCACTCCATAACATTATGCCAATCGCTATATGTAGCAAGCACCTTATCAGCCGATAAGAACGAGCCATCTTGAAAGTGGAAGTCATACTCCATATCTTTTGGAACTGACGGCCAGAACATCAAACGATTGATGTCAAAGGTTGTTGAGTCATAACAGTTAATACCAGTGTTACCGGCAATTTTTCTCGCGATGGCTTGATACTCCTCGCAAGAGACCTGTCTGTCCAATGGAATGATAAGACGATGCCTAACATGATTTGGACCCGAGGAGTGCGTGGCATGAAGAACCGCCGCGCAATCGTACAACATTGTGAAGTCCCACCAGAAATTATCGTGGGAAAAGTCAACGTCGAGTGTTATTATTTGCCGGTAAGAAACACTGGCTTTATCACGCTTACCACCAACAAGAAAGCCGCCAACATAACCACCAAGGTCTTTGACTTTTGCTCGGTCAGACTTTGACATAGCGGCATACTCTTTGTAGGTCTCAACTGTTATTACGGGTTTAGCTAGACGGGCAACAAGCTCTGACCACATAATTTTTACATTACGCCAAGTTTTACTTGTTGCGCTTGTGCCAATTGCTATATCTAGCTGCTCATCTGTAGTTACTCTAAACTCAGTCATTATTTTAATCCTTTAAGTAGAAAGGTGTTACATATCCATCAGCTTTAAGCGGCATGTCTAAGGCCCAGGCAGGCTGCTTATCCATAATGCTTACAATTTTATTGTAATGCTCTTCTGCATTTTCCTTAGGTACTTCAATAAGAACCTCATCATGTATATGGCAAATAGGAAGATAACCCGCAGCGGCAAGATTAAGCATGGAATTACCCAACATATCTCGGGCCGTAGCCTGTACGATATTCTCAGTCAGCTTTCCGCCGTAAGTATCAATATCGCCCCAAACGCCTTTATCAGTAGTACCTTCGTAAAATATATTAGAGCTTTCATAAGTCGAACTTCCTACGCGTACATTCTTGAAGTGAGGATGCCGATAATAGAGCTTTCTGCCAGAAGGGAGCTTAATGGTCAAGTTCTCATCGTCACACTCAAAGACCAGCTTACGGATAGTAGCTTTAACAGGTTTATGATACTTAATAGCGGTAACTGCCGCAGTTTCAAGTTCAGCCCACATCTTTACAATTGCAGGATTTGCATTACGCCATTTCCTAACCAAGTCAAGTTCGACTTGCTGAGATAGTCCCATATCGTGGCCGCCCATTCTTTCAAGTGCATTAACGCCTCCGCCGTAGCCAAGAGCCAATTCAGAGATTTTAGACTTTTGGCGTAGTTCAGAACCTTTGGTAATCGCAGAGATTGGAACACCAAACATCTTAGAGCCTGTAGCCTCGTAAATTTTACCATCGCCGTTAAATACGTCCATTCTCCACTGTTCATTGGCATACCAAGAAATAACTCGGGCCTCAATAGCAGAGAAGTCGGCAACACTTATAAGCATGCCCTCAGGAGCAATAATAGCGGTACGAATGAGTTGTGACAAAATATCGGATACGTCGTCATACAGCATACTAACAACATTAACATCGCCGGTCTTAGCCGCGTCTCTCGCTATTTCAATATGGTCTATATGATTCTTTGCAAGATTCTGCAACTGCAAAAGACGACCTGCCCAACGACCCGTCCTATTTGCGCCATAAAACTGGAATGTGCCTCTGATACGCCTGTCATCCATAGCGCAATTCAGCATCATCTGGTACTTCTTAATAGATGACTTAGCAAGCTTTTTACGCAGGTCCAACATCTTAATCACTTCAGGAAACTTAGCATAATCCGTATATAACTGAGGCATGCATCGTTTATCAAAAGATTCCGGTCTAAGGCCAGTAAGAGCTTCAATCCAGTCTGCGAGCTGAGCTCTAGAATTAGGATTATCTAAGCCCGTCAGTTCTTGTGCTTCTTTGAAAACCTGAGCAGAATACTTATCATTTATGCTAAGAGCTTTCTCGGCGAGGTCGAGGTCAAGTAGAATGCCTTTATCGTTAATCCGTTGGTCCAAGATATAAAGCTCTAATTCAGACTTCGGCCATTCTACATGCATTTCCTCAGTGAGCTTATAGAATATCTCGCGTTCAGACCGCACGTCATAGTCATTATATTCCTTGTAGTCTTCCCACTTTTCTGGGTCGTCCTCCGGATAGTTTCTTGTCTTGTTATGATTGGCCTTAGTTGGCTTGCAAGGACACGAAAAGAATCTGATTAGCATAAGTCCTGTAGCAAGTTTACGCTCTTTTATTTTGAGAATATCGCAGACATCTTTCAATGCAAGAGGCAAACCGGCATAGGCAGACAAAATAAGAGTATCACGCCATTGCTTAATAGGAGTATACATACCGATACGAGCAAAGCACCGACGCTCAAAAGCAGAGTTATGCGCCACTTTAATAACCTTAGGGTCAGTAAGGGCGTTAACCAAGCGTTCAGGCCATTCCTCGCCATTCACCAGGTCAACAACAGTAACTGGCTCATGATTAAACGCATAGCCACAAATAAGTATCTCAAATTCTGGGTCTTCAACATATTTGTAAAGGCCTACAGTCTTCAAGTCTCTCGAGGAGTATGTTTCTAAATCTATAAATAAATAGTCCATAGTACGCTCAGCCAGATTCGAACTGGCATTGTCAGCAAGCGGTCAAGCGAGACTGAGGACCTACCATTGGTCGATGAGCGCTGTCCTTAAAATCATTAAGTTTTTAAATAACGTGGTACTTCACAGCAGCACGTTATAAGCGTATAAGAATAATGGTATATAAAAACCTTGAGAGAAACAAGGTAGTAGCTCAGGCTGGTAACGGGCCAGCTAATGTTTACCGGGAAAATTATTAAAACCGCGACGACTTTCTATTACGTCCTATCTGAGCTAATACGGTATTTCACAACACGGTATTTGTAGCTCGGACTGGTAACGAACCAGCTAATGAAGGTTAACCTGTACCAAAAGTTGGCCAAATTTGATAAAGGCAAGACGGCTTTCTATTACGTCCTATCCGAGCTAATAAAGTACTACAACATATCGCTGTCTTTGTACTCGTTGTTACCACCGAAGTCCTGCTCAGCAGAAGCGCCTGCGAGCGGCTCGCCCTCGGTCAACTTCTGGAGGTTCTGCAAACCGGCGGCGATACCTTTATTACCATTAGCATTGAATGCATAAAAGTTAATAGAGGCACGGCCATAGCAGCCTGAGTAGAAGTCCTCAGGAGCGATGATTTCGTTCAGCTGGGCGTCTACCACGCCAGGTTTACGATTGCTACTGGCATTGATGAAAAAGGAGTCAGCATAAGCCTCGTCGTCAGCACGGTCTACATCGCCATCGCGAAGAGGAATCTTGATATTAGCCGGAATCTTGCCAGTCTTGTCAGCAAGCTTAGCCTTTCCGGCGACCTTCGCGGCTTCGATAGCTTTAGTAATGCGGTCAAGCGTAGCCTTGTCGCTCTTAGGAATAATGATAGAAACACTGTACTTAGGCTCGGACTTCTCGTCCATAGCCTTTGGCTGAAATACAGCCACATAACTGAAGCGTACTTTTCCAGTTACAACTTTTGTTGTTTGTTCCATAATCGTACTGAATTATTTAATTAATATAATGCAAATTATTGAAAATCTTTTTGTGCTTGTGTTATACCAATAGCCGGACGTTTGTCATCTTCCGGAACAAGAGTAGGAGCGCCTGCGGGCTTTACTACAATATCAGCAAACAGTGTTGAAAATTCTTTCTTGCCCACCGCGCGTTCAATAGTAGTCAAGCTACTAAGCCTGGTAGTGTAGAGTACGTCGTTAGGAATTTCAGGACAACGTTCACGAATTGTCTTCTCCGCAAGGTCTGGGTCAATCCACTTACGAACAGACCGTCCCTCAACCAGTTTAAGACCGGGCCACTGCTTACCTTCATTAACGGCTTGATTCTGCGCATACTCTGTAACAGAGTTAATCCAGCTCGTGAAACTTGGAGCACGACGAACAATATCTGCAATGTCCTCGTCAGACAACATACGTGGGTCTTCCGCGAAGTCGGCCTTAGCAATTTTGATTTGCTCCTCATAGAGAGCACGGCAGCGGGTTTTAACCGTGCAGAACTTACACCAGTCACCAGGTTTAAGTTCGCCCTCGCCGTTCCAAGCCATTCTTGCCTTAGGTTTAAGCTCATCAAGTACCCACTTATTGAGCTCGTCTACCGAGATTTGGAACGAGGAAATGTTGTCAATTCTTGGCTGAACAATCGTGAGTAGGACCTCTTTGATGTCGTAAATACCGGAGAAGATTTGGAGAGCGCCAAGTCCATAGAGCATAAGCTGAGAGTTCCAGTCTGCATAAACTGGCACGCCCATGCCATACTTGAAGTCAATAGCCTCCAGAACATCGTCGCTGATAACACAGCAGTCTGCAGTACCAAAGCCTTCAGGAATAAACTCTGTAAGGTCAAGTTTCTGCTCAACAAACATACTGGCCTGTTTCTCGTGCGCGAGCGCTTCCATATATTCATTAGTGCAATACTCAACATACTGGTCTACATAGCTTAGCATGTCCTCTGTAAAAAGCTCATTACTCATCAGGCGCTCAAGCTCGTCGTTAAACTGCTTGTCTGTGTACTTATGAAGAACGTCATGTTCCAGATAAAGAGCGCAAAAAGCATGGGCCAATGTACCTTCCTTAGCATAAGTAGAATCGGTTTTTATACCGAATTTCTCCTCAAGTCTTGGAGCCGGAGTACAATGCAACCAGCGGCTTGAAAGCGAAGCTGACAAAAGAGCGTGCGACGTAGGAGCCGGAGCCTTTTTTGGTGATGTACTTAGAGTTTTCATTACTTCAGCGATTTACCGTATATTAACTCATTTTGCTGGTATGATAAGCAAGTGCTATATCGCTTTATTATCGCCTGGCCGTTGTAGGCAGAGCCTGTAACAGTAGCAACAGGCGAAACCAAGCCAGCCTCCGCTTTTCTTATATGAATAAGAGCAGACAAGTTTGCTCTCGCGTCTATCCATCGGCTCCGGTCTTCACGGCCGAAGCGTCTGTTCGCTTCTCTAAGTCGTTTTGTTTGTGATTTACCCATTACTCAAGACCTTTAAGGAAGTCGTACATTTCCTGATACTTAGCTGCGTCAAGCTTTGTAATTGACGGAGTACCAAGCTCTGTTAGCTTCTGTTTAATTTCCACGCGATGTGCGTTCATCTTAGTCATTGCCAGCTCACGAAGGCTGTCAATTGTAATAGAGGACCGCGTAGCCGCAATAGTAGCTACGGCAGGCTTTGGCTGTTCAGCTGGCTTTGGCTGTTCAGCTGGCTTTGGCTGTTCAGCCGGCTTTGGCTGTTCAGCTGGCTTTGGCTGTTCAGCAACAGACTTAGCCACAACTCCGAATAACGAACTCAGGAAGGCCTGAATAGCGTCATCTAACTTGATTGTTACATTAATTTGAATAGGTTCCATCTATAATACTGTTAATGATGTTTACTAAATCCTGAACGAGCAAATCGCTATCTGAGATAACGTCATTAAACAATTCTTTGTCGTCCGCCGTAATTATCAGTACGTGAGTAGCGTAAATATACGTGGCCACATAAACGCCTCGCTTAATACAAAAGCTATCCAGCTTTTCAGTAGCGTCGTGCCACAAGTCACAGCCTGCTTCGTATATAGTTGAAACAGACACGCCCACATATTGGGCGAGGGCCTCAAGCTGGTCTATAAACACGCGGCCTTCTCCTTTAAGAATTCTACGGAGCGCGAGGTCAGCATTTTTGTTTGTTGGAAACATAACGCTCGCTACGTCGGCCAAACTCAGCTTATAGTTTTTAAGCACGTTGTTCAAATAAAATAGTGATTGCTGTTCTTGCATTGTTCTGTCTCATTTATTTTCTGATACAAATATAGCTGAAGTTTTTCATATATAAAAATAAAATTGAGAAATTTTTTCGTTTTGCATTTAAGGACTTTTTTCAACTAATTTTTGGAACATAAGAGGGATACGTATAACTAAAAACTGGTGGGCCACGCCTCCCAAACAATACATTCGAGCTTCTAAACAATCCAAACAATCATTGTTTTTCCATAACTGATTGATTTTCAATAAATTAGACCGTTCCAAACAATAAAACACAAAAGTCTATATATAGTATATATGAATTTTATAAAAATACATATAACAAGCCTATAATTTATAAATATGATAATTGTCCAATGTTTTTATATAAATTATTGTTTAATTGTTTAGGCCGTCCTAATTTATTGAAAATCAATCAGTTATGAAAAACAAAGTATTGTTTAAGATTGTTTGATTTTGCCGATTATTGTTTAGAAACGGCGTAATAAGGAGGTCAGCCTGAGACCGAAGAGTCGACACAATTATTGCACAATCTTCGTATAGCTAACATTTTTTATAGTAGTGTTTGGATTGTGGCTCACGACGTCAACCTTTCTGCTTTCTAGTTTTTTGCAGTACCAGAGGAAACCAAGGAACCTTTTACGAGTAATGCTCTCAATAATTTCCAAGTCTTCTCGGTTAGTTATGCTGACTTGCATTGTATCTTTTATCATATCGATAGTTCCGGATAGGTCGGTCCAGGTGCTTGTATAGTTAAAAGTAGCAATTCCTGATACCGTATCATGAACCGCAACAAGAATTGTATCACGAGTTTCAAGTTTAGTATTAACAAGCGCCTCTAGGTCTTTGTTGCGAATCTTAAGGTTTTTAATCAGTTTCGCGTCCTTTTCTCTGTAGGCCTTGAACTCCTTAATTGTTAGCTCTAAACTTTTAATTTGCGCAACGTTTAGGCTGTCTTGGATTTGGTAGTTACGGGTCTTTAATATAAGGTCATTGTTTGACTTTAGAAGAACCTCCATATTTTCCTTAATACGGTTCAGATTATTTTTCTGGGATAAAAATTGGCTCCATAATAAGCCGATAATTCCAAATAGGACTATGGTTCCAAGATATGGTATTAGCTTTTTCATAACTGATAAAAATTACCTCCTGGCGTGGCGCCAGGAGGAAGTTAAACGGTTAAACTACTGTGAATTAAGGGCCTTAACGATTTCCTTTAGCACAGGAATAAGCTCGCTAGCTCTCAGTTGGTTGCCCTGTCCAAGCATCTTGTCAAGGGCGGTAGTCATTTCTTGAGAAGTCATGATTTAATTGTTTTTAAGAGTTAATAAATAAGGGAACTTTACGTATATATGGTTTTACCCATTAGAGTCGTAATAATGCCAGATTACGCCCTGCGGCTTTGTCTCGTCGCTATCTGCATGAACAAAGGTTCTGCCAATGCCAATTCTAGTGAAACCTGCCGTCAGAAGCCCCTGTACAATCTTCATTCTATTGGCTGAAGTATTACAGCGAATGTCAACAGCTTTGCCGGAGCAATGCGCTGAGTTTCCTGTCCTACCTTTCGACAAGTCCCATGCCCTAGAACGATAGGCGCAATTCAGCACAAACGGAATGCCGGCCTTTGCGCGTGCGAGGTCCAGCTTGGCGATAAACCTCTCGTCCATATCTTCGAGCTTGCAAGGAGGCGTGCACCTTGCAAACTCTTTCTCGTCAAAATAAACACTCATTATTTGGCCTCCTCTTCCTTACTTATCGTGCCCAAGGCATTCCATTTTATAGCTCTCTCCGAATGGAGGATGACGGTCAACGCACTTAATGCGCAGGCACTTCATCATCTCCGCTCTTGCTCGCTCTGTCCTTTCGTTGTCCAGTTCGTTTCTCAGCCGGGAAATCTCCTTATACTGTTCATCTATCTTGTTGTCCTTGCGGTCGATGTCCTCCTTGAGTTCTTTCCTTCGTTCTTCCTCCTTGGAACTAAAGGCTTCCCATTGCTCATTAATCTTGTTCATATTGTTAAGAGCCATCTCGGTCTTCTTTTCCCTCGCGGTGAATATCGCCACAATACCTCCTGTGGGTATAAGTAAAGAAAGTATCGTTGTAACTATTTGCGTCCAGTCCATAAGATTAAGTTATTAAGCAGGGGAATTGCTTCCCCTGCATGAAATGAAACAATTACTCCTCTGGAGCAGTCCAAAGCACGCCCTCAAGCATCGGCTCAAGATAAGTCAGCAACTTGACATCTTTGTTCTCTGCCTGTAGGTTGTGCCAATCTTCATATGGCAATGCCTTTACATCGAGGTTGGTTGTGTCTGCGTAGAGTTCCTGCACGAGATTGCCAGCGTCCTTGTCCTTCTTTACGAGGCTATCAAGTTCTGCCTGCTCCTCGGAAGTTCTCTCCTTGATGTCGGAGAGTTCCTTGTAGCGTTTCTGAAACTCCTGCACGTCATCTATGCCTGCTTGCTTGAGGATGTTCTTCTGCGAGTCTACGATAGAGTTGTAAGCCGCTTCAATAGCCCTCTTGAACTTATATACCTTGTAAGCCTGAGAGGCAGGAAGAGTGAGCGCCGTGATATTCTGAATACCACCATTCACGAGTGCAACGATGTCTGCATTCTTCATATTACCTCCTTGTTTCGATTTCTGATTTGAGTTCTTCGTAGAAAGCCTTTACAGACTGGGAAGCCACCTCAAGAGCATCTGCCTTGAGTCCACCGATGTTGATTGAGCCATCTTGATTGATGTTTCCGTAACCCGTTTCTCTACCTACTGTGATGCTCATTGAAGCCCAGATGGATTTGTCATTGTAATCAACATCACCACTGATGCGTACTCCCTCTATCTCATAGAGGTAGTTTTCGCGGATTGTTTTGTTTGAAAACGTAATCATAACTTATACAAAATTAAGAAATTATATCGATTATACATCATTTGATTGTGCCACTCTGCATACTTTACATAACTATGTTGTAGGTTGCGGTTGCGTAGGTACTATGAACTCCGTTGCTGGCCTCCATATCTATATCTATCTGAACCGTTGCCCCCTCCCAATAGCGAATACCAAGGTCTGAATAGGAGAAATACACAACCTTTAATTGCTCCTCTTCAGAAGTGATTGATAACTGTTTTGTTTTAGGTACGCCACCACCAGAAGATGCTGTTACCTTGAGCGTAATATCCTCTGTCGGCCAAGTGTCGAAATCGTAACCGACATTGATACCTCCTGAACCCACACCGAAAACTCTCGTTATGATGACCTGTGGTGGGTAAGGCGCAGCTTCAAGGATTGCCACATCTATTCCTACCGCATTTGGAAGAGTCACAAAAGAACTCGTGAACGCCTGCTGTGAAGTCCCTCCTATATTAGTCCACTGTGTGCCATTTGCGAAGTCAAAATGTTGTTCCATAAAACTATCCTTCATCATAAGGAAGAGTGTGAATTTTGTGCTACCTAACTGAAGATTCGGAACAGTTGTGATGTCAGCCTCATACTCGTAATAATACGCACCATTGTAAAGAATGGGTGTCGGAGTGCCAATCTTTGTGTTCTTGCATACCTGAACATAATTCCCCACCATAAGGCAAGGATAAAGAGGTTGAGACCAAATATCCGTGCCAGACGGAATACCGTATGCATTTCTGATAACATCCGAGATGTCTATTCCCGTAGTTGTACCACCAACATTAATCTTGAGTGCGAAGTGCGCACTCAAATCCCTATAAGCGGTTTTGTCAAACCACCCCTCGATTGTCGGTGCTGCATTGTGGTCATAGCCGTCAAAGTCCCTTAACCTGTAAGGGGATATTCCCAAGCCGCCAGATGGTCGCTTGTATTCGTAATTGTACTGATGCAGGTCTGCGAGCTTTTTTGGAAGTGCTAAGCACTTGACACCATACAAATAGCCCTCTGTCTTATCTTCCCCAACTCTCTGCGCATCCGTCAGTGGGCCGTAGGAACTATGCTTTATCGGCTTGTTCTTGCTCCACTTGTTGATGTTTACATTCTTGCATAGGGCAGAAACCGTGCTTTCGGATGTCTGAAGCACACTCTGAACATCGCTAACCGTTACGGGAACGGATATTTTCTTACCTACTACAGTCATATTGTCTTAATTTATCTTCAAGTTCATTTATCCTCGCTTCAAGCCTTGCAATCTTCTCCTCTTGAGTTTCCATACCCCTCGCAAGGATAATGGTGTTACAAAGGGCAAGAGATGCGTAATTGAGGTGGTAGAAGTCATTTTGCTTATCATAGTACACGGCATCCTTGGCATCGGTGTTCAGCCAATACTGAGCAGAAGAGCCAATGTGTACCAAAGCATCATCTTCCCTATTGTTCCATTTGTATGTGAAGGCAGGTGCAAGTGCTATGTCGTGAACCGAAAGCCTCAAGTCTTGTATCTTGTCCTTGTATCTTATATCAGAGCCTGCGATGAGGTCTCCTCCTGCTATAATGTTACCACTTGTTTGTATTGTGCTGCTTGCCGTGATACTCGTTACTCCCGTAAGCGCGCCGCTAACATTCCCTGTTCCGTCAAAACTCTGTCCCCAGATTGTACGGGAGTTGGCGAGTTTATCTGCGGAATAACAGGTGTGAGACTTGCCCGGGTAGATTGGACTCGTAGGATTAGATACTACAATCCTTACGCCTCCTAAATATACTACAGCATTTTTATGTTCTAAGTTAAAGTATAGTGTCGTCTCAATTCTATACCCGGTCTCAATATAGGGAACTGTAAGCCACGAGCCCCAAGTCCCGATTGGAACTGTAACTCCCTCAGATGAGCAATCTATATTTCCCGAGTAGGTAGAGTCCTTTGTTATGGCATACAATGAGAGCCATTTAATATAGTTGTCCACAGGAGATGCGATGACCATCTTTAAAGCCGCCCCTCGCGCTCCCCTATACAAAGTAACTAAGTTCCCACTTTTATAAGCCTCAAGCGCAGACCCCGACAAATAGGAGGATTTAGCGACCTCCACCCATTCGCCGTCAGAAGTCACTCGCTGATATATTGTCACAGTACAAACTGAGTTGTCTATTCCATAAGACGCAGCGGCAAGATGCGATAAGGAGGCATTAGAATCAGCGGGGTTATATATAACGCCGGTAGTGCCCAATACTAAGTTCTTTGGCGCATAATAAGTTGTTATGTCATTGCCATTTTTATCAGCGAGGGCTTTGCTCGCATTACCACTGATATTTATTCCCCAAGTTCCGCTTGCTCCCGTGCCGTTAAGTTTAGGGGAGTAGGAATTGTAGTTGCCAGAGTGGAGAATAGTAGAGCCATTAAACAAAAGTTTATTTTCTGAGCCTGTATTATACGCACATAGGTAGGAGTATTCCTCGCCACTTGCTCTGAATGAAATCATGTGATATTTTTCTCCAGTAGGCTCATCTAAAATAATACTTCTGTCAGAAGGAGTGTTTATTTTCAATGCTCCTGTTATCGTTCCACCGCTCAAAGGCAGATACCCACTTAACTTACTATCAATAGTTGATGCAGTATAAGCATCCGTAATCCCGTACCCACTGATTGTGGTCGGCTTATCTGTAAGGGAAGCGAAGGTATGAGTATGATTAGTAGTAGTAGCCAAAGATACATTTTGACTACCGTCAATGCTTACACTTCCCGTTACAGAGCCAGTGAGAGTTATGGTTCTTGCTGTTGACCATTTGGAGGAAGAGGCTGCATTACCGCTAAACTGACCTTGGGAAATTGTTGCTAATACACCGTGCGTCCCATTGCAAAAGTGATACTTAGTAATAGCGCCGTTAGCTCCTCCAGTAGTCTTATAGTTTATATATAGCTCTCCAGTAAAATCAGAAGGAACGAAAGTGAACTCATTATTACTGGATATTAAGTTATTTGCCGAAGCAACCTTTGCAAAACTACTTGCGTCATATCCGTCCAGCAAATCCGCATTGAGGTTGGTGACTTTATCAGTATTCGTCATCATTCCTCCGCTCAAAGGCAAGTAACTATGCGTATGGCTCGTGATATTCCCAGTCAGCACGCCCTCAACCATAGCCTTTGTGATGCCTGTAAGGTACCCCGCCTCTGAATGGTCTCCCCAGCCGTAAGCAGTAGCAGCCTGCGTTCTAATCGTCGTCAAGTCACTGATAATATCCTGCTTTTTGTCGATATTTTCTTGCAAAGTAGCGTCTGCTGCCTTGCGTTCTGCGGTCTCCGTTGCTAATGCTTCCGTGTTCACATAGCCACTATCGTTGGTAAGTTGGCTGACCTTTGAGATGCTTGTGAAGGCATTGCTCCCAAGTGCCTTTGTAGCCCAAGCACTACCATTCCAATAGAGGTAACTGCTTGTGCCTCCTATGGCTGTGCTGCCCATAAGAGATGCTATTGTAGGCTTGTTTGCAAGGTCGGTATAACTGCCACTTGTGGCTACTGTCGCAAAGGAAGGCTTGCCTGTTATCTCACTCCAAGCATAATTTGCAGGAGCATAGAGGCTGGTGCTTTTCCCGTCAATAGATATTGTGCCTATCTGCTTGCCACTCTTAATGGTTTGAGTAAATTTCACATTCGTGGCTTTCCCTGCAAGTGTTTCAATGGCAGTGTTAAGTTCAGTGTATGCTTCCTTTACAGCATAAGCACTTGCCAACAAACCGCTTTCACTTTGAGTGAGTGCCTTGATTGCATTCCACTCCAACTGGGTATATGCTCCTCCACTTGTGCCTCCACCCTCGGCACTTCCTCCAGCAACCAAATCGCCAGATGATGAAATGGTAACATTACTATGTATCCTTATGAGTTTGTTGTTGCTATCGTAAACCCTCTCGAACATTGAGTCGAGAAGGTTCTGCAACACTGCTACCTTGTTATCGGTTTCCGTCTTTGTATACGCATCAGTAATGCCATAGCCACTGATTGTGGTCGGCTTATCTGTAAGGGAAGCGAAGGTATGAGTATGATTAGTAGTAGTAGCCAAAGATACATTTTGACTACCGTCAATGCTTACACTTCCCGTTACAGAGCCAGTGAGAGTTATGGTTCTTGCTGTTGACCATTTGGAGGAAGAGGCTGCATTACCGCTAAACTGACCTTGGGAAATTGTTGCTAATACACCGTGCGTCCCATTGCAAAAGTGATACTTAGTAATAGCGCCGTTAGCTCCTCCAGTAGTCTTATAGTTTATATATAGCTCTCCAGTAAAATCAGAAGGAACGAAAGTGAACTCATTATTACTGGATATTAAGTTATTTGCCGAAGCAACCTTTGCAAAACTACTTGCGTCATATCCGTCCAGCAAATCCGCATTGAGGTTGGTGACTTTATCAGTATTCGTCATCATTCCTCCGCTCAAAGGCAAGTAACTATGCGTATGGCTCGTGATATTCCCAGTCAGCACGCCCTCAACCATAGCCTTTGTGATGCCTGTAAGGTACCCCGCCTCTGAATGGTCTCCCCAGCCGTAAGCAGTAGCAGCCTGCGTTCTAATCGTCGTCAAGTCACTGATAATATCCTGCTTTTTGTCGATATTTTCTTGCAAAGTAGCGTCTGCTGATTTTCTCTCAAATGCTTCTGTGTTGATTCTCTTTGTTAAAGTAGCCTCGGCTGTTGTTGCTCTTGTTTTCTCCGCATTGATATTACCTTGCAAAGTAGTATCCGCCTGCTCCCTCGTTGCCTTTTCATCTGCTATGGCTTTGGCATTAGCCTTGTCGGTATCCTGCAATGCCTTGATGACATCAGCCGTCACGCCAGAGTTGAGAGCCGCCCACTGCGCCGTTGTAAAACTTGAATTGTTCAGGCGATACTCGAATTTCCATTCAGTGTCGGTATAGGTATATTTGTCGTAGCAAGTGTTGCCGTCCTCGTCCTTGTGTACCCAAAAGGCATAGTCGTTCTTGTCCGCCTGTGTTGCTTTCAGCGCTTCAAGAGTGTTAAAAGTGCCTCGGAATGTAGCCGTTGCGGTCGCGATGGAACTATTAACAAATTCCTTATCCGCAAGTTTGTTCTCTGAACTCGCTTGCGCCGGTATCTTGTCCTCGATAGCCGTCGCCCTTGTATACAACGCTGCATCCGCATTCTTTCTTTGAAAGGCCTCTGTATTGATTTTCTTTGTTAAAGCAGCCTCGGCGGTTGTTGCTCTTGTTTTCTCCGCGTCAACAGCAGCCGTGATGTCCTCCGCGATTTGGCCGCCAAACGGCACTCCTAAAGGATACATATGCCACTCTGCCCCGTAAGTTAATAGGCTCAACTCCGTAACCTCAAAGCCCCCGGCATGCTCGTACATGCCCGGTTCAACGGCCAAATAGACAATCCTTTGGTCGTCGGTCTTTGGGGTATCAGCCGGCCTTAAAGTCCCTGCAAGTTGATAATCGGAGCCGAGCGAATTAATCATTGCCAACAATTGTTGTTGCAATATCTTACCGGTTATCTCGTTGTTACCATTGGTCTTTATTGTGGTCTGAATAGCCGTTTTTAACGTAATGTAGTTTGCCATATCTTTCCGTTATTATCATAATCATTGTTATAATCGTTATTGAAATCGCCGCGTTTAGCCTTAATATAGCCAACGCCAATTTTCTTCGCAACGGTTGCAGTATCAAATTCTGCTTCAACGCTTGCAACGTCGCCGTTATTCTCCCATTCCGGGGTTATCAAAAAGGTATCCAGTGAATATGTTTGCCCGTTCTTCGTTATCTGCGCAAAATCAGCCATACGAATAAATCGCATAACATCTAACAAGTACTCGGATGCGAGAAAACTAAAATGGTATCGTTTTTTACTTATTTGCTTGACAGGGAAGAAATATCCATCACGCGCTTCGTCCTCTTCCTCGAATGTGTATTCAGGCTTGGCAATATCCGCGCACAAGTATAATATGTTCTTAAACGCTGGTTTTTCATACACAATTATTCCAGCGTCCATAACGAAATTTTCAACGTCCCACCATTCCAATTTCAAATATGACTGAATGTCGTTTACTACCGTGAAGATTTCAGAATACCACGTTTCTACGCCGTCGCTTAAAACAGCATAGTACTGGCCATTTTCCATTTGCGGCACATCCGACAATTTTCCGGGAAATACGATAACATCATATCCCAAATCAACAAATGGAACAACAGAAAACCCCATTTGTCCTGGCGTCAATGTATGTAACAGTGCGCCGTCTTTTGTATATATCTTGAATTGCTCAACAGGTGTAACAACAGCCGTTACGTTATAAACTTTGCCGTCTGTCGCGGAAATGGTCTTATTCCGGGTTTGAACAAACAGCTGAGTTGTTCCCTCAGGTAATGGCCAGCTGCCAACAAATCGCGTTATAAATTTCGGGTTAAAAATACCTAAAACGTCGCCGTTATTATTTTTTGCAACGGCAACCACGGTTTTTGGATATGGCGCCGGGACGTCGAAATATACATAGGCTTTACCTGTAACGTCATACGACGAAACACCGTAATCAGCGCTAGCGTATCGCATCAATTTGCCATCCTGCGTCAAACATCCAACGTCATAATCATCAGGAGTTATTTCGCTTCCGACAGTAAATTTAAGTCTGTGATTGCGCATTATTTGGAATGGCAACAAAAATCCGGCCGGCGTAAACAATGGGTATATTTTACCATACGTCCACCATTTACAGGCGTTTTGTTGCTCAATTGACGTGTACCACGGCAATACGCTTAAATTGTTATTCGGTATCATATTTTAACGTCGTATTTGCAATCCTTGACGACAAGTTTATAGACATCTTTTGAATCATTCCGTCGCCAAGTCCTGTTTTAATTAAATTAAACATATTCGGTTCCACCAAAACAGGGAATTTAATAGTTTGAGTTTTCAATTTTTTAATGCCATACGCGCAATACTGCTGATTATTTATTTCGTAGATAGGGGCCGGCAAGTCATACCGATAGTATTTTTGCAAATACTTAAACGACATGTAACCATTTTGTAGCAGACTTTTGCCAAACTGAACGTATGGCAATTTATATTTGCCATCGGTTAATACAGGCGCCAACAAAGCGAAACCGTCGCTGGAGCACGCCGATGGATTCAAGAGCATATAGTCAACATCCGACGTGAAATTTGAAATAGTTATTTCTTCAATGTTGTCTTGATTTACATACTTGGAAATAATATCAATAGGGAATCCCTCAAATGATTGTGTTACGTCGTCCATCCAACTGAATTGATAACGAGCCGGCATTTCGGACTTATCAAATTCGTATTGGTTGCTAGCGTACGCCCACGGTTTACCATTTCGAGTTACATATTGCTCCATTAAATCAATTTCGACGAGAGGCCTGCCATCGTATGTACCGCCAAGCATAAAATATAATATGTGCTCAATGCGGAACCTGTTTTGTTTATCAATGAACCAATAGCAACGGAAACAATCACGTAACATATCTGTGATGTACTTTAGCGTTATTGGAGCTTTCTGTGCAGGCCGGTCGTAATTACCCGCCAATATATTTGATTTTTGAGTAATAAATAATTGGTAGTCTGTGCCAGTAATTGGGTTCTTTCCATACAGGAACCGAGAATACTCCGTTGTCGCTTCGTGTGTTATTCCAGGCGCAATTTTAGCCAATAAGACAGATATGACAGAAGCCAACGAGTATGAGTCTTTCAGTATATATGTTTGCCGGGCCTTTTCCTCGACAATCCAATCAACAATTGAAAACGCGAACCAAATTGACAATCGTGACCACGCCGATTTTGCAACGGGGAAAAACGTTGAAACACCCGAAACATACGAAACATGCGGTTGTTGATAATACTGGCCCGGCTGATAAATTCCCCATTTGGTCGGAGTATTTGTTAGGCGATTTGAAAAGAAAATAACGTCATTAAATGCGTATCCACACACGCGGGAATAGTTACGGTTATTTTCTACCATATCGTTGTCCGGGATTTGGAATGTTGACACATTGCCGATGGTTGGTGAATCCGTAATATAACGGCCATAAACCTTAACGTCATGTAAATATACTTCCACAGTTCCGACGGCCCCATTTTGGGGCTGTAACGTAACTGTATACGGCAAACTACGAAGTTGATTTGTTTCTTGATGCGACCATAAGATTGTTGAGTCAGACTCACGAATTATTTTCCATACGCTTAGTGAACTGTCAGAATCTTCCGTGTATGTGAATTGCAATTTATACCCGCCTTGCGAATACTCAAAAGAGTCTTCCACTACTGGCACGCTCCCATTAAATATATCAGGCAATACTGGAGTTGTTGTTCCTGTAAGTTCCGCAACTCTTTGAGACGAGCACAACGCAAAATAATACTTTGCCTTTAGGATGTTTTCGCTGTCTACAACTTCGCAATCCTGCTCCCAATACATGCCGGAAAGGAAACAAGCGATAACGTTATCGCCTGGAACGTATATTTGAATCATTGGGCGCTTGTCAATCTGGATTTGTTCGGTTTCCGGCGCCAACTCGATTAAATTATACTCCTTTTCCATGCCGGCTAAAACCGTATTATAGCGGTCATTTACGTTCGGCGTTACAATAGCAGTTTGGTCATCCTCATTAAATGCGCAATCAGTCTTCCAAAATTGTCCGGACCAATAGACAGTCCATGCTTGGCCGCCATTATATGAAATGTATATTGTAACATCAAATTGTGTATCAAATGCTTTTGACCGAATAAATTCGTAATCGTCTTTTTGAAACGTCAATTTGCCTGACAATTTACCCCTATAAAATTCTTGATTCTGCTCCAGCTCATAATCAATCGCCAAGTCGTCCTTATACAATGGGGACGCCTGGCGAGTATCGTTTCCGGCGGAAAGTTGAAATTTGTAAATCGGGTTCATCGCGGCCTGTTTTAATGCGCATAATATACTGCGAACTTTCTACTATACGCGTAAATATAATAAATTGAGGTGAGCTTTTAGTGTAATTTAGCAAATCTAACAAAACAATAAATCTCAGAGCAGATTACCTGTTCTGAGATTTCCATAACATTAAGCATTATTACTTGTTAAACGTACCGGATGCCGGCCGGTTTCCCATAATTGATATACAAGCTGGTGAATCAAGACTAGTAGGCAGCTTTGTAATATCACAATAAGGCTGTGGATAGCCCCAGTCAGGTTTCCTATAATACTGACAGTCTCGACATTTTAATTGGTCCATTATTTCTTTATTATTCTTGTTAGATTACCCTTTTTAACAATTGTGCGGTCAGGCTCAGAATAGTATCTATAGTCAAGCTCTTCTTTAATACGAGTTACATCCCGCTCGAGTCTAGATATATCTGTTGGCTGGCTAACGCCTGCTAACTGCAATCCGATAGGCGCAGCAAAGGACTGCAAATAGGACTGCTCGAATGTACCTTTATTAAGGCTTTCAATAATACCCGGAAGTATATCACGATATTGGCGAGTACGTTTCTTGTTAATAATCGCAAGAGCCTCACCGCCTTCAGCGCGCATTCTCTTATGGCGCTTGTTCTCAACACCGAGGTCAATATCATTACCAGAAGCGTGAGACCCACCTTCGAGAAACTCAAGACCACCTTCGCCGTACTGCTGAGACTGAGACCTAATTCGAGAAGCTCTGGTCTTAGCCTCTATAAATGACCCCCACATAGCTGCAATAGCCGCAATGGCCAGCGCAGGGCCGACAACTTTAACACCGCTAAGCGCAGCCCAAATCTGGGCAGACGCCGTAACAAGAGATGAGGCCTGTGTGACAGTATCAATAGCAAGTTGAGCCTTCTGAGCTTTTTTCTGTTCTTTAATAGCTTCCTCACGATTTTTCTTAGCAAGTCCGAGTTCCTTCTGGGCCGTAACAACGCTATTAGCGTAGCCGTTATTGCGGGCTTCTATTTCAGCGTCCAAGACTGCCTGAGCGGCTTCAACCTGTTTATCGGCGGCGTCTACAGCTGCTTGCGCCGCTTCATTCCAAGCATCAACCAAAGACGAGATATTATCTTTGATGGCGTCAATAGCCATATTAAAAGCACCAATTTGGTCGTCGTCAAATCCGAGGTGTTTAAGTATTGTTCCGCCAATACCGTATTCTCCGATTTCGGCTAACACCTCGTTAATACCTGTAGGCAGCTTCTTGAGTTCTTTATCAAGGTTATCAATCATTTGCTCGGCCTCTTCAATCTGGGTCTTAGACCAGTCAAGCATGCCTGCTTTAGCGAGTTTTACCTTTTCTTCCCATAGAGCTTTTTCTTGCTCCAATTCAAAGCGCGTGATTTGGACTGTTGTATGCTCTGCGTTATCAAACCTTGCTTTTTCTAAACTCTGCTTCTGTTCAAAATCTTCAAGCGTATAACGGCCCTCGGTCCTAGCAACCTTGGTGTCGAAAGCAGCATTGATAAGTGGGAGACCAATATCATTGCCGTTTTCGTCTCGTATACGGTCGTCCTGATTGCGTTTTTGGTAAGCTTCAATTTCAGCTTTTCTTTGGGCCTCAAGAATCTTCTTTTGTAAGTCAAGCTGTTCATCCATAGTAGTGTTACCAATATCAAGTATGTACTGATACCGCTCTTCTACCAGCTTATTCATTTGGATATTATGCTCGCGCTCGAGCTTCTCCAACTCTTGGTTTGTAGCGACCTCAAGATTGATAAGAATCTGGCCAATAGCCTTATTAGAGGTTTCAATCTGATTCCGCTGCTCAGGTGTTAAAGTGGTCTTAGCATACGCACCACGCTTGTTGAGGATGTCTTCATTCTTGCTATATATCTTCTGCAGCTCGGCTAGTTCATTCTGGTAGTTCGCCTCAATCTGGGCCCTACGCTGTTCGAAACCATCCTCAATCGCTTTAGCCGCTGCGTCATTAGCCTTCTTAATAAGCGTAGTGGACATATTGCGAATATACTCATCGAGAGAACGAGCGCCCTTGCTCCCGCCAGTACTCTTCTGGTCTGCAGACTTAATACCCGCAGCGTTGAGCTTATCAATAATGTCCTGAGTATAGCCAAGGCCCATTTTGGTATACTGTACGCCATTCTGAATGTACTGCTGCTCACGTTCGCGAGAGGCCGCAATTTCCTTAGCTTGCTTAGCTCGTTTTTTATCATTCGCAAGTGCTTCTTCTTGCAGTTTGTTAAGTTGCTCTTGCGTGGTCTTTTGTAGTACTTGCCGGCCATAGTTATCATGAGTCCAAGAATATCCTCCAACCTGTCCGCCTTGTAGATATTCAGCCTGAATACGACCGCGTACGCTGTTTTCATGCGCCTGATACTCTGCTTCAAGCGCTCCGCGGCTCGCACCCTCTTGCATCGCTTTTTTATATTCTTCAGCTGCAAGCTGCTCTGCCGCGGCCGCAATAGCACGAAGTCGTATGGACTCGATAACTGCCCCAGTATTCTTGATAAATGCGTTTTCGGCATCCGCTACACTGTTGATGGCAATACCAAGTTTCGAGAACTCAGACTGGTTATTTTTAATCCACCTTGTTTTTTCTGTTTCAGTACGTAAGTTTTTCCATTGTAACTGTAAGCGATATAAGACAGACAAATTTTCGCCAAATTCGTCGCTAGTCTCTTTGATTTGCTTTTTAAGATTCTTAAGCGCTTTGTTTGTGCTAATAATAATTCTGTTACCAGTTATCAGGTTTTTAACCCATTTCAAAATATCCTCGCCAAAGAAAGTGAAGAGCGTAACCACCGCCATCATAATAGCGTTGAAGGAAACAAGCGATTTACCAATCTGCTTAATTACGCTTACTGTTTCGACGCCGGCGGCTTTAAGTTGCTTATTAGCTGTAATTACGCTCTTAATCTGGTCAACAACCATAGGAACGTTGTTGGAGATAGCAAGGAAGAACGTATTCATTGATACCGCGGCAGCAGGCGCTTCACGTAAAAGTTGCGATATAGAATAGGATAGACCATCAAAATTCTTACCAAGTCTTTGCATGCCTCCACGACCGGCGCTAATACCCGCCTCCATTGTAGTCATAAGAGCCGCAATTTGCTGTTGGTACGCAACTAGTTCATCGCGCTGTGTTTTCTGGGAAAGAGACAGCTTTCTAAGCTCGAGAGCATTAGCTTCATAAATAGCGTTTAACTGGTCATAAGATAGCTTTGTAAAGTCTACCTGGTTTCTAACTTCGCTCTCGATAGGAATATACGCACGTATAAGCGCCGCGCGTGTTTGGTTTAGCTGATTCTGCTCAGCGATATTCTGATTTGTAGCAGCTAGCGCTACAGCTTCCTCTGATTGCGCAATACGCAAACGTTCTTCTGCTTTTTCAAGGTCAGTTGCAAGTTGAATACGCGCTTTTATTTTGAAGTTTGCCACATCGGCCTGGGCATTAATCTCTGCGACGTGCTCTGCCTCTGCACTTTGAGCAAGAGCTAATCGACGAGAGGCATTAGCGAGTGCGTCGGTACTCAACGAGCTGCCATTCATAGCTGCGTTAAGTGTTTCATACTGGGCAGTAAGGTCCATAATATCTTTACGCATCTTCTCGCCCTCAGCGGAATTACGCACGGCCCCATCGAGTTTACGATAGGACGCAGCAAGCTGGTCAAGCCTCGCCTTAAGGCCCTCGATAGAAGTCGCGTCAGTATTGGCAGCCGCAGCATTAAGCTTGTGTTCTTTTCTCTTACGGGCTGCGGAATCGGCAGCGCGGGCAGTAATGGCGGCCAGTTGGTCCTCTTGCTTCATTTCATTGACTTGAGCTCGCACGTAGTCATTAACGGCGCCAATAGAGGCCTTAAGCTCACGCTGGGCAAAAGCGCGCTCTTCGGTGAGCTTACGAATCATCTTGATTTGCTCGCCACCAATAGCAGTATTCAGACGGTCAGTCTCGCTGAGCGCATCATAAAGAGCCTTTTCGCGTCTAAGCGACTCGTTAAGAGCGTCAATAGCGCCTTTTGCCGCTTTATCCAGCTTGTACCGGGAAATCGTTTCCTGATTAGCTTCTTTAATTTGTTCTTTAACTACAGCCGCGGCTTTACCAAAGTCAGATTGGGCGTACGCAAGGTCACGATAAGCCTTTTCAAGCTTTTCGATGAAAGTAGCCATTTCGGCTAGAGCATTCTCGCCGTCAGTAGTTACGCCTGTAACTTTTTTGATAGCGGCTGTCATCTTTTCTGCCGTGACTGGTACACTCTGGGCTACTTTAGCCATGTGAGTATCAACCTGTTCGAGAAGTCCTATAAGCTTCTCGATTGAATCATCAGGTATTATAAAATCACTATACCTAATAAAGCTGTCGTCTGCTGCCATGTTTCGTATCGCGTTTAATTTGTTTCTTTATATCTTCTAGTGCGCTATAAAACTGCAACACTGTTAGTGTTTTTGGCGCTAAATTTGTCTGCTGTGCTATAATCAAACAAGTACTTTCAAACTGCTTGTTATATTCAACTTCTATTGATTTAGGACCGTCAAAATTGCCAGGCCGGTATTTTGCAAACATTCTAGCGTCCAGCTCACGTATTTCATCATCATGGTCTACCCCGTTTGCTAGAAAATCAAGCTGCAAAAGTATACGCTGTTTCAACTGAGCATAATAGTCTTTCTCTTGAGCGGTTATTGCTTGTCCCGGGAAGTAGGTTTCGAGCTCGTCTGTAATTTTTTTTTAAGCCAATCAAGTGTTTTGGTTAATAAGTTGTGTGGCATTTCTTGGATTTTAGCTAGTAGCTCGCTATAGTCGTCATCAGAAACAGCCTCAATCTTCTTGCCGTCAATACTATAGACTAATGCCGCAAAAGCTAGGTACTTCGGCGATACCTTAGAATTAACCATAAATAGATTTTGGCGCATATTTTGTAATTCTTGCATAGCTTTTTCGCGCTCGTTATTTCCAATGAGTTTTGCCAGCTTTACAATATGAGCGTCAAAGTCGTCGACAGAAGACCCAATGCCCGCGTCAATTAATAAAAATTTGTTATAGCGCTGGTAGGCGCCAATTGGAAGCTCGTCTACGCTGTCATACAACTTAATTACATGTTTTCCTGTATCAATTACCTTCATAGCTTTATGGATTTTATTTTAAGGGTGGATTTTTCCCGGAAAAAACTATAAAAAATCGAGATTATTGATATATTTCGGTCCTTCTGGTCAATTTGAAATTCTCTGAAATATAATTAACTATCTGGAAATTTTTTATCAATTCTGGAAGACTAAAAAACCTGCCCTTAGTTGAGTAAATAACGTATAATTGGCGTGGTGAAGACCGGCGTAAATATAATCCACCAGTGACCTAGCACAAAAGTGAGAATAATACTGAAAAATAAGCTAACCCAAAAGCCTAAGCAGAAGTCACATTGGAGCATCTGCTGTAAAAGGCCCTTAGTTTTATCAATCGCAAAATCGCGATAACCGCGCTTTTCAGCAAACTGGATAATAAACGTCACAGCAAGTGCAAGTAACGTTACAAGTACTAAATAATATACGGCTGACATAATTCACGAGTTGTCATTTCAAATTCAATACGAAGACCACCAAAGGGATACATAAAAAACTGCTTATCCTTAGCGGCTAAATCCTGGCCGCCGTACACGAACTCATTATAAATTTTTTGAATCGTATACCCGCGGTAGATATTCTCAAACCGTTCATAAGCCTCTTTAACAACGAGCTTGCCCTGAACCTTGATGATGCCCGGAGTAGTAAGCAATGAAATTACTTCATTCTTTATCTCTTCAGTGTGGAGGTAGGAAGCATCTGGATAAATAGTTTCCATATTATACCAGAAGATAATAGCGCCTCTAAAAATATATTGAGGTAGGCCCTGCGTAATTTGTTTAATTTCTTGCGGGTCGTAAATATCAAACCAACAAAAATTTCCAAATTGGTCGTTAGGATTAAGCGAAACATATTCGCCTTGTCCGGTGTACGCTGCAGGATAAACCCACTTACCAGAATTCGGCTGGTGCTCTACAAGTTTATACGCACGACCGAAAGCCTTATCAAGCCAAGAAAGCTTGGCCGCCAAGGTTTTCTGCAAATCCTGTATAACCGCGTCAAGTAAAACCGGATTTGGCTTTATAGGTATCGTTACATTTTCGAGTCTCATTTTATTTTAAGTCCGTATTTAATTCGTATAAAACTTGATAAATCTTTGCGCAAGTGTGCATTTATTAGCCTAGAGAAGTTTTCAGCCGTAAGCCTGAAAATTGATGGACCGTATTTCTCTACAAGCTTCTCAGTTTTCTCGTCAGTAGATGTGATATAGAAACCTTCGCTATTTGCTATGACTTTGAAACCTTCGTAAAATGCGCCTGTATCTTTTAGGGTTACGCGAGTATACGGTTGCCCTTTACGTTTTTTATTAGCAATAGTTCTAGGTGCGTATGGTGCATAACTCATAATCTTAGTACCATAACCCTCAATGCCTCGTCTGTACAACTGGTTATTGGCTATCATACCAGTCAATAGTTCTTGCGTACCAGAAAAGGTAAAATAGTCTTCAAGGTACTCGTCTACGTAAGCTCCAAACTTACGTAGACGAAACACTATATTACGAAGTGTACCTTGGTAGTAGTAAGCCATAACTAAATTGGTTTATAACGAATCCCGTGATTACAACAAGGCAGACAAACACGGTTTATGCCAGAAGTTGCAAGACTAACGGCCTCAAGAGCTTGCTTAAGTTCATAAGCTAGGCCGCTTTCGCGCATAGAGCTCGAGTCGCCGTCAATTTCATACAGAATTTCAGTACGTCCTGCATTGACCGAATGTCTGTTTGTACGCACATTTGGATTGTAAACAAATTCACGAAGAGCGTCAACCGCCATTTGCTTCATTAGCACGTCCTGGAACAGCCAGCGCTGGTCAACTATAAAGTCTGTCAAGTCACAGCCGACAGTAACGTCTAAGTTGAGGCCCCAGGTCTTATCTGCAAAATACTGCATATCTTCAGTATCCCACAAAAGCGGCTCTTCCTCTTCTATTGTTATATCGTTACTGTTAACGCGGAATGGATTAATTTCCATATACTTGGACCAGGCAAGATATGCCTCGTAGTCCCTGCGGTTGCAAGTTCTGCAAGTCATACCAGACCAGTCATAGGACCGGTTAACCGCCTGACTTTGTGCTGGAAGCTCGCTTTGCAAATAGCAAACATACCAGGAACCCGCGACTACACCTTCTTCAGACTCGATATATGGAAGATAAAGATTGTCAGTCTTAAACCACTCACAAGTATTAGGCTGCGTTTTTGTAAACGTTAAAGAATAGACTGGCCCACGTTTTGATGAATGCAGAATATACACCTTGTAGGTACCAGGCATAGAAAAGTGCAAACCTATTTTATTTATCTTAATAGTAACTCCCCTAGCGCGCGCCGGGATAATTTCAAAACCAACTAGCGCGTCAGTATTTGCGATTTTATCGGAAATACGTGTGGTAGTGTCAAACAGGATACGGTCTTCAAGAAGGTTCTTGTATGTACCTTTATTCTGTTTACTGTTAAGATAAGTATAAATGGCTTTGTAGATAGTCGCACGTGTCTTATCTTCAAGCCATTCTGAGAATGGCGAGGTTTCAATCCAATAATTAGGCCAGCCTTCAGAAACTTCAGGTTTAATACCTACGGGCACATTGTCAATAGCCTTAAAGTATTTAACTACCGTGGCTTCTTCAGTAGCAGTTGTGACTTTAACAACTCTATCTTTGGAGTACGTAATAGTATCATCGTACTCTGGCTGGGTATAGTCGGAAAAATCAGGCGCAATGCTCGCCATGTTATTAAGAGTGAGCAAAGGGTGCGCCTGCTGATAATATAAACCGCTCTCGCTACCGAGCAGATTCGAGGATAACAAGAGGTCGGGATTAGCGTCATCGGTCTGCTTCCAACCAACAAGACCGAGAAGGCTATCTTCTATGTATTTTGCTCGTAACATGTTGCGTGTATTTTAATATAAAAACAGAGGACGCTGTAGGACTTTAGCGGTCCACGGCGTCCTCTGACCTTAAAGCTATGAAACAAAAAGGATTTTTACTCTATTACTGACCAACATTGTTAACCACAAGACCAAGCTTGTCAGTAGCTGAGTTATAGCCGATATTGAAGGCAATGATAGGACTAGCAAGTGTGCTAGGCGCACTGTTGTAGGCAGTGACAAAGCAAACGTCCACCGCAAAGCCGTAATGCTCCTTACGAGTACGAGTCAAGTCGGCTGTAGCTGCGCCGGCAATGCCAGAATAGTCATCGACAGAATCGTAGAAGTAAGTACCTACAGGCATATTGAGGACCGGTAGTGTGGCGATACCCCACTCGTGGCCGTCGCCGGAACGAGTACCGAGAATACTGTCGCGCTCGAAGCGAGTCAGCATACCAACTGTGCCCTGCTGTACGGCATAGCCCTGAGCGAAAGTATTCGAAGCAGCTGTGATGCCATTAGTAAAGTGGAATATCTTGTCACCCCACTCATTACGCTTGTTCTCGATATTGTAGAGGTCTTTCTGGGCGAGCGTGCGAACAAGGCTCTGAACGCCAGCGTCACCGACAATATGGAGCTGACCAAAAAAGTCATTGGCTTCCATCATCACATTGAGGTCACCAAGCAGGTTCTCGCGCTGCAGCCAACCGGCAGAGATAGCGTTGGAACCAAAGGTGTAGAACAGTGAGTTGGCCATAACCTGGGTCTTGGCAGCGGCAAGAGCAGCGAGAGCAGCCTTATCAAGCGTGGAGGCGAACTTGTAGATGTACTTCATCATCTTAGCCTCGAAGTCACGCTGAATGCTGATTTCGTTATTCATGTACATTGCCGGAGTCACAGTGAAACCCCAGGAGTAAGTAGTGAAAGAGAACTGAACCATTTTAGAGGTATTCTCGCTATCCGCGATAGTCACGCTGCGAGTGTTACCAATGGAAATGCTCTCATCGTAGTTGATAACCGGAGTCTCAAGGGTGTTGCCGATAGAGGTACGAGCCTTCTCGACAAGCTCCGGAGTGAGAACACCGTTCGGGTCCTGGCTCTGGTCCATAAAGAGGTCCAGCGCGCCATAGCGACTCGGGCGGAACTCGAACTTATCCAGGCGAGAATTAGCCCGGATGTTCTGAATACGTGTGTTAACTAAGCTCATAGTGCTTGCTTTTAAGAAAGTTTAATATGTCTGAGGCATTACCCTTGTGCTTCAGTAGATTACTATTTGATAGGCAATTCTGCCACTTTTGCTTCATTGCGAAGCCGGAGAGATTCCTCGCCAAACTCAACTTTGTCGCGGGTGAGGCCCTTAACAGTCAAGAGATAATTCTCAATCATGTTGTCTGCCTCAAGCTGTGTCTTTGCGCCAGACAAGTCGAGCGGCAGATTCGGGTCAGCCGGAGGCGTAGGGCCAGTACCGCCGCCTCCACGGTTATTTGTAGTAGCGATAGCATCCTTAATAGATGTTTCCATCGCCAGCTCCTGAATAGTATAAGGTGCAAGGCCGTTCTTTGGATTATTAACAAGATTACCATCAGCGCCACGAAGAGCAATACGCTTACCACCCTTACCATCGTCGATGAGTTCAGGCGTACCTTTTGCAAGAACCTCGTTCTTAGCTGCGTTAAGAATAACGTCCTTGAGAGTGTCGCTAATACCATCTTTGAACTTAAGGCCTGCGGTTGCAGCCTGGAATGCATAGTCTACGTGTGCATTCATAACCTGTTTTTCAAGGTTTGCTTTGGCCGTATCAAATTCTGTTGTTTTGGCCTGCAGACTAGTTTTAAGCTGCTCAACACGAGCTTTTGTGTCTTTAAGTTCTTGCTTGATAGCCTCATCTGGGCCCTTGGCCTTCAATTCTTCAATCTGAGTATTGGCGGCATCAAGCTGAGACTGCAAACTCTTAGAGGCCTCGAGTTTAGCCTTATAGTCACCGAGAACGCGCTTAACGTAATCATAACTTTTCTCGCCGCTTTTCTTAGCGACACCAGAAACACCGAGTACGTCAGCGTCATACTGGCCATGCAGCTCGCCGATACGAGCGCCAATAACTGTGTTCTCGTCATTCTGCGACATAGTAGCAATAGCATTCAGCTGCTCATCGCTCAAGCCAGAAAGCTTGGTATTCTGTTTAAGAATTTCAACTGTTAACATATGCTACTATTAAAATGGGTTATAAATAACTTCCTCGATGGTATAGCCAAGGCCTTTATAATGTTCCATAAACAAGCGATACTCACTTGCATTGAACTTCTGGGTAAATACAGGTGCTTCACGCGCGCCTGTGTCAGGATTAAACCGACGCCCTCTAGTAAGCTTCAGAACCGCGATATTTTCCTCGCCCTTAGGTGGGATATAAGCTTCTATAGGCTCTGCCGGCTTCTGGCCGTTAAACTCTTTAGCTGGCTTTTCGGCTGGTGTCTTGATAAGTTTACTAACGGCAACAAGATAAACCGCAAGGTCATCAAGCTCAGCTTGTTCCTCATCGGCTATAACGCCGTCCTTTTTCCTCTGTAGAAGTTCCGCTTTGCGGACCATCAACTCTTTTTGGTGCGCCACTAATTCCTCGGGTTTGAGGTTCTCCAGCGCTTTTTCATTTTTCTTCTGAAACATAGCTTTGAAGTGTTTGTAGTATTGTTGAAACTTTCTCTCTCATCGGGCGGCCAGCTGCAAAAGACACAATATCTATGTTTTCGCGCTCGAAACGCTTGATATAAGGAGTAAAATTAACTTTTAGTCTAACCTGGTCTTCATCAAGTAGTCCTTTATCAAACAAATCAACAACTTCGCTTGTTGTCTTGTTTGGGTAAGGTTCAAGCTGCCGAAGGACCTTCATGCGTTGCAGCTCAATAGGATTATTCCTATACTCGACCTCCATTATTTGTTCAGCAAGAGCATTTAGCTCTGCGTCAGATATTCCACTGTCTTTAGCTTCTTTATAGCGCTTATAGAGTTCACCTATTGTGAAAATGTAAAACTCAGTACCCCAGTTAATCGATGAATCGATGAAAGCCTCAGGATAACGTGCTTTGCAAATTGTGTCGTCAACGAATTTCTGTGCTAATTCAAAATTAGTCTTCAGAGCATTGAGCACACTGGTCTTACTCTCAAAGTTAGCCGAAACCTGCGTTTCGTTGATTGCTTCTTTTTCACTTACTGTGCCACCAGAACCAACAATTGACGTGATGATTTCATCCTTAAGACGACTAACCTCTTTAACATTATAGTCAAGTGAATCGCGGTCAATTGTCGTAATCTGAACAGGATTACGCATGTCTGCAACACCTTCAGACTGATTCGGCGCAGGAACCTCAATAAATGAACCCGGGCCGGCAAGATGCTTGGAACCGCATATCGGGCAACGCTCAACCGAGCCATCTGCAGCAAACTTGTAATTGCCCTTCGAGTTACGCAGGAAACCGCCGTCACAGTAGTCGCCTGTTTCGCTATTCTCGTAATTACAATCTTCCTGATATGCGCTATAAATCGGATACGGTGCGTACGTATCAAGATGTCTTTTAGATATTGCAAAGAACAAATACCAATCCAAATTAGCAAGTTCCTTGGTAAGTGGATTCTTCTTAATGTCCTGCTCTTTTTCGTTTAGAGGCGTAGACCAGAAGAACCTGGCTGGACAATACGTGAGACCATGAAATGCTTGCGAAAGCATGCCAACTATTTCACGTTTATCGTTAACTTCGTAGACACGGATTGATAAATTATCAAATACCGCAATCTTCCTAGGTCCCTGCCTAAAAATAAGCCACTCAAATTGGTTCCAGTCACCTTCAATCAATTTATAGTCGATAACGTCTTCGAGGTCAAGCCAATAAAAATATGGCTCAGGCCTTTCAGTTGTCTGCACAGGCGGCATATCGACAATCAAAATAGAATTAGGCGATACCTGCATCTTGTGCCAGCCACAAGTCCTCCAAATTTGAGGTTCATGAAGGCGTACCGTACGATAGGTTGCCCAGTCCTCAGCCGCAGCTTGGTCCTTGAACTGGAAAGAAACAGAAGAGTTTCTGCTGTCAAAGACACGCTCCAATTCACGATACACATCTTCAACGACAGTTGATGACGGTAGCGGAAACTGGAATAGGTTAAGAAAAGTGGCAAACTTATCTTTCGGCAACATGTGTGAAACCCAGTCAAGGAAAACCTGTGCTTGTGGCACATTAAACCTTGTCACATTAGTTTCTGTATGAAACCTGATACGAGCTTGAAGTGCGAGAGCTTTGGTTATGCGCTCACGCTTCTTAGGTGCTTTGAGTATTTCTCGTATAGCGTCAAGTTCAAGCATTGTACTTTAGTTTTAACTTTGGAAGACTACCCAGAGTCGAACTGGAGAAACTACTCAGCTTCTGGTTTCCGGCGAACCATAGTCCTCTGTGTTTTCTTTTTACGTAAGCCAGTTACACGGTCATACTCATAACCACTGTCTTTAGGAAGCTCCCAGCCACTATTAGGCATCCGGAGCAGCCTCTCAGCGTGGTCAACGCTGAAAGACTGCTGGATACCAGCGGAAAGAGATACGAGAGTAATGAAAGAAGGATTCATATGACTTACGAAATAGATTTTGTGGTTTAGGCTGAAGCCGCGTTAGCCAAGTCTGTCAACGGGTTAAAGTCTGTAGGGGTTACTATCACGAAGTTGTCGCTCCAGTTCGGGAAGAAACTCCAAGAGATAGCGTTTCCATCAGGAGCATCGTAGCCACCGAGATTCTTGTCGCCCACAAAGAATGCGCAGATAGGAATCGGGGAGTACGCAGTCGGGCTAGCGGGGTTGTCGGCAATACAACCGATACGACCGTTCTCGTCGATGAGGTACACGCCGATGTTCTCGCACATGTAGGATTTGAGAACCTTGATAACAGACTGGCTTTCCTGGTAGATGTTACCAGAGAAGTTGGTAGGCTCAGCGCCAATGACAACAGGAATACCACCCAGAGAGTCGTTACCGCCACCCCAAGTGCGCGCAGCACCGGGTTCTGTTGTAGGCCCCTGAATGTAAGGAGAGATGATACACTTAGAATCGTCTGCGGCGGTAAGGAGCGCAGTCCAGGAGGCCTTCAGCGCAGGGTTGGCGATGGTATTCTTGGTACCCTCGGCCTTGTATATACGCTGGAAAATGACCTTCTGTACCTGTCCCATGGATTCTTTGCAATCCGGGATGCTCAGGTCAGCAAGATGGGCGCCAGCAGGGCACCCGCAATTAAGTCCCATAGTAATTCGAATTTATGAGTTTAACTAAGATGCTTGAGTTACGTTTTGAGCTTCCCTTAGCCCGCGCAACCTTCACGGTAAATATAATAGTAAAATTTGGACCATATACTATTTCTCGCAAATCTAACATACTTTTTTAGTTGCTCCTTTTAATGCCCTTATGCAAACTCTTGCTAACTCGCATCTCGATAATACCGGTCAGCATATCCGGCGCGTCGTCATGCTTTGTAGACTTGTTATTATTTTTGCGGTATGTTTTTACAGCTGCCGCAAATTTAGGCCACTTCTTTTCCCAGCCTTCAGGAAAGTAAATGTCTGAGCACACAAGAGCGGAGTTAGAGAATATGCGGACCTGTTTATTCTTTGTTTGTGTAAATGTTTCAAGAACAGAAGACATGTTATGTAGCACCTCGCGCAATATACGCTTAACGTTTCGTGCGAACTGACGACCGCCGTTATTACCTTCAATCCTTGCTCGCTTAGTTCTATTAACTGTAAGCATTCTGGCTAGCTTAGGCTCTGTTACTTCCATCGGCTCGTCAGAATAAAGGATGTCTGTTATGTACGCACCCATTGGCGTATTTACGAAACAGCCAGAGGCTAAAAAGTCAGCGCCGGTGTCCGCCGTATCTGTATAATTCCATCGTTGAGCCGAAGACAAAAACGCTTGAGGCGGGTCCGCCGGATTATATGTTTTGAACTCCTCATACATTAAGCCCTCTTTAGGCGTAGGGTCCTGCTGGTACTGGGTATCATAGGTTAGCGGGTCTACCTCTTGCAAATGATGCAGCTCTTCAACGGTATGTTTTACAGGCCACAGCGCTACCTCCTCGGTTTCTTCAACTACTATGTCCTCGCCGCTCTCATCCTGAACATGTTTAATAACGGTCTCAGTGCGTAAGGCCGGCAGGCTCAACACGGTCCAATTGTCTGGTTCCGTGTCAAGCAGATAGCCGCATAAGTCGTGCTCGTGCAGGCGCTGCATTATTATAATAATAGGTGTCTCTCTGGAGTTGGCACGTGAACGGATAGTATTCTCAAATCTGGAATTGATACGCTCTCGGACAATGTCAGACGTTGCGTCCTCTGGCTTTAGCGGGTCGTCTATGACGATTGCGCCCGGAAAGACATTGGACGCCGCGCCAATTAGAGCCAGTTTAGTCTGGGTTGCCTCGTCGAAAGAAAAGGCTTGCGATATGCGCTCAGCCATTGTCGCGTCTGCCGCGGCAGACATCTCCTGCATAGCACCAGCACCGAAACCAGTAACCTGACCTTGTGTTGATACTGCGTAGAATGAGCCTTTAGCTTTTGTTTCCCAAGACCTTGTACTGCCCTTGTTCTCGTTAAGAAGCGCAGACTGCGGAAACAACTCTTTGTAGAGCGGCAGCGTCATTATCTCTCTTATGGTTGACGAGTTGTCATTAACCAGCAAGTCTGAATATGACAGGTGCATGAACTGACACTTAGGATTAAGTGCGAAACACCAGGATACGAACATCTTAATAGCGATAAGTGTCTTGCCATATCGTGGAGGCATATTAATGATAAGGTGCTTAACGTCGCCGTCGACAACTGACTGTAAAGCCGCGAATAGTTTAGTGTGCAGGTCAGCCACAATAAGAGACGAGCCGTATTGCGCCTTAAACATAGCTCGTGAGTAGCTCTCAAGCGAGCTCTTTAGCTCTAACGCAAAAAGGTCTCTTGCAGAGACCTGTCCCTTGACTTGCGCGATAGCCGCCTGCTGTATATCTTCGATTGATTGAGTCATAACTACTTTAATAATGTCTCACGAATAATAACATAGGCCTCTCGAGATATAGGCTGGTCAGGAATAAGGCCAGGCACAGCAGATGGCACACCCGTAATAGGCGTTGCGTCAAGGCTCATAGGACCTTTGCCGAATAGCCTGTCCCAAATGCGCTCGATAGTACACGTCTCGCCAGCTCTTGCGTCCAGCATGATACGCTTAATAATAGCCTTTAGAGCGAGCGGCAACTTATCATTAGCCATTAGAGCAGTTAGCTGTGTCTCGTTGCAAGTGAGAAGGCAAGCTAGCAAATTAGCTGTATCTGTCTTGCTGAGACGGACTGATAGGTTAATGCCAAGATTATTGAGTAGTTTAGCCATCTCCGGTCTGTTAGTACCTTGGAGAGTTTGAAGCGTTAATAGCTGAGACGCCGACATCTCTTGACCAGTCTTAGTCACTACTTGTACCTCCTTAAGGTCAAGCGGGTCTGCCGGCGCCTGGTCGTCTATTGCGCTCTCGATAGCTTTACGCTCGGCCTCAGCCTCAGCCGCCGTAAGGGACTCGTCTGTATCCGTTGGGGCAAGGTCCTCTACGCGCATCCCATGCTTTGTAGCTAGCGCCTCTCGCTCCTGTTGTTTTTGTTGCTCCTCAAGGCCAGCATTACGAGCCTTGAGCTGGATACGTGCTAGTTCTTTGGCCGAGAGCTGCTCATGAATAGCCTCAGCTTGTGCCTCGCGCTTCTCTGGAGCAACGTTAGGCAGGATGTCGCTAAGCCTAGATGATATATTGTCTTTAGTCATGATATTAACCTAAATATTTTTCCGCATAGCGTTTTAATTTAGACCAATCTTGCGCATCAAATGCTTTGTCAATATCTGCGCACTCTCCGCTGGATAAACACATTTTACCAAATATGCGGTTTTTGTCCAAATAGTGCATAAAAGCGACTGACAAAATGCCTTTTATGTTTTCGTAATCGGTATTCATACATATTCCCAATATTTTGGTTTGTTTTCAGTCAGCCTATAACAAGTCTTCTGGGCTTACCGGCGGACGACTATTAGGGTCCATATAAAAGTAATAGCCCTGCTGCAGTCTTCCAGGATTCATTAGTCCTCGGCAGACATTGCGATGGTCTATCTGCAACTCATGGGCTGTATCAGCTATTGTAGCAAACACGCCGACAGCCTCGCCATTATAGTCGTACGCGTAGACACGCACTGCTCGCCCAGCGCCAAGTCTTGCCGTTGTGACACGCCTAAGATTAAGCTCTTCTGACGTAATGTAGTGACTAGTTGTAACGATTGTGCCTCTGATAACTGCTGTATTACCCCAGCTGCAGGCATGCACAGAATGAGCGCCTACGCCGAGGTCTTTAGCGCACACGCTCTTTGTAGGGTATAACTCAACTAGTCTACCGGACTCAAGGTCATAGTAACACCACGCGCCCCTGCAGCGTTTGTGAGCTCCTACTGAGCAGGTTGACTCAATAGCAGACTCTTCCTCTGTGTGTGGCGCCAAGTGCACTTCAATTTGGGGCTGAGTCCAGTTTTGAATTTTAGGTATACTGCAGAACGGTTCTTGCTCCAATACTTGGTACAAGTCTTCTATAATGTTCTTACAGCAGTATAGGCGGCGTACGATTGTATTACCGTAGATTAGCCAATACTCTCGAGGAGCATTGAGCAGAGCCGGTTCTAAAGGTGGTACATCGTCAAAAAGAGTCATGAGACCTTTGACCTTAACAAGTAGCGGCTGTTTCATAGCAATAAACTTTGTGTCTTAATTATACATGCGTATACACACAAATATAAATAATCTGACCGAAAAAACAACATTTTTTAGCGAATTTAGCAGAAAAAAGGGTTCTAAACAATATAATTGATTGATTTCCAGCCAGTTATGGATTGCTTAAACAATCAAACAATTATTGTTTTTCCCTAACTAATTGAAAACCAATAAGTTGGACTTTTTCCAAACAAACAAAACACGATTTCCTATATAGGTATATGGAATTCCTATTTTATTCATTTATATCCAAATGTTTTAATGTTATATATCAAAAAACAATTCTAAATGTTTATTTTATAGATTTTATTGTTTTATTGTTTAAGAGGACCTAATTTCCTGATTTTCAATTAGTTAGGAAAAACAAACTTTTGTTTAAGATTGTTTAGAGCTTTTTTCTAAATAGTTGATTTTCAACTAGTTACATATTTTTTATTGTTTAAGCGTAGCCCATTTCGAGAGCCGCCAGGCCGGCGGTTGTCAGACTATAAAAAGAATTGTTGCCAGTTTAGACGAAAAGCGACTTTTTAATGCTTATCTTGAATGATTACAAATTTTTATATACGTATATATGCTATCGATTTAATGCTTATCTTGAATGATTACAAATTTTTATATGTATATGCTATTTATTTAATGCTTATCTTGAATGATTACATTTTTATATTTGTATATGCTATTTATTTAATGCTTATCTTGAATGATTACATTTTTATATTTGTATATGCTATTTATTTAATGCTTATCTTGAATGATTACATTTTTATATTTGTA